TCATGATGCTTTTTTGATGCCAGATATATGCCGATGTTTCCAGGCCTGATAATCACCATATAGCCATTTTGATGCGCGGCCATATTTGATTGGTGGTGGGAAGTTTCCTTTCTGGATGTGTTTGTAGAAATAGCGATCCGAGAATCCAGAATCCTCCATTATAAACTTCATGTCAATGAGCGAGTCGTCTCGTAGTTCGCGCATGGGTTTCATCTCCGGTTTGGAAATCGAACCTGTAAAACAGGTAAAAGAATGCCCTCACTATGGAGGGCAAAATGGGGGATAACGTTGCAGTGCTTTCGCACCCAATAGCCAGCTCATAACTGGCTGTCAGTTGCGCTACAGGGTGAGAAGGTCGATCTTTTCCAACAATGATGAGGTGTCTTCGTCGCTAATTTCACCTTGGTCATTTAATGCTTCAAGCGCCTTAGCGATTACATCTACCTGCTCACCTGTGAAGAAATCATCCCGGTAGTCGAACCACGAAGCGGCAACGATCTGGCCTCCTGCTACTTCCATTCCAGCGCCCACAGGTGGTTCCTTACCATCTTCAAACTTAACGACGAATGTCATCATTCCCATAATCTCTCCTCATGCCGCGCGCTGGGCACGCAGCTTCTTCAGGTGTTCTGCTGTTTCGATTTCTTCGGCGATCCGCTCGGCCTGTGCTTTGGTCAGCGGTTCGAATTCATGCTGAAAGCGGCCCATGCTGGCGATGCAGGTACGACCGTTTCGGATGTAGTGGATGACTTCGTGGGTAGCGCGGAGGATTTTGCAGGGCGCGCCGTGGGGATCGGCGTACCAACTACCGGGATGGATTATCCTGAACATTGGCTGGCCCCATTCGCAAAACTTTGCGGATTTTGTTTTCGTCTACATTCAGGTCAGAGGCGAATCTTTTAACCAGTTCATCACCGTTAAATTCGCGACATGAATAACCCATGAACCATTCGCGCAAACCGGTAAATGCAGGGCCATCTTCCGGGTCATCAACAGATGCAGCCGCGGCGCTTGATACCTCAGCACAGTCGAGACATTGTTTGAAGCTTTGTCCGCTTCCATCCCATACGCCGTGCGAATAGGTGTAATACTCGCCTGGTTTAACTGTGACTCCACACTCGCAGCACTTATGCTCTTTGCGGGCCTTTCGCTGCTCCTGCCCAAAGACTGCTGGCATATCACACATCACATTCCCCTCTGCTTATTCTTCAGTTCGATAACTGATTGGCACTCCGCGCACGTCTGGCAGCCGGGAACGGCAGCACGCCGCGGATCCGGGATATCCTCGCCGCATTCCGCGCAATGCTCAGCTGATACGGCGTTGCGGTTTACTCTGTGAGCGGAAAGGGCAGCGTTACGCTGAAGCTCTTCAATCTCTGCTGCGGTGTCGATAATGTCGGCCATGGTCAATGCTCCCGGAACTGTCGGTTAATTCTGTTGAATGTGAACGCCAGCAATAAAAAAGGCCGCGATAGCGACCTGGTGAATAGTGTTTTCATGCGGAAATTTCCTTATTCACATAAACCGTAACGGGAAGAGCAAACTGCTGTGTCGAGACTGGCTTTTACCAAGTCGTAAACTTTGCCCCCCCGTCCTGTTTTTGCCCACTCAACAACGTCATCTACACCTGGTGCATTCAGGTTTGCACGCGGTCCATAGAACCCTGACCAGTCGATATGCTGGATATCTGGTGTCAGACCGTATAGTTGTACCGAACGGCCAAGAGGAAGATCGAATGATTTCATCCAGCGTTGGCTTATTTCACCAACACTCATCCAGTGCACCCAGCGGGAGGTAAGGCGAACTTTTAGTTCCCATTCCTTGTGCTTTTCGATGTGCTCAGGCCAGCGGGCTGCTGTCTCTGCTATTTCTTCTTTGGTGCAGAGCACGCAGTTCATGCAGCCAACACGTGCGGCACCCTGTGTATAAAGCGGGTTCGGCTTGATGCCCATGTATTTGTGAAGCGCAAAAACGTCGGTGGCATTCCATTGGTGAATTGGCAGGAAGTTATATAAATAATCTTCATCCCTCATATCGCGGGCGAAACGCTCATATCCTGCGCGCTTTGATGATTCATCAGCCCTTACACCAGACCACTGAACAACAACATCGCCGTCGTCCAACATTGGCTGCATGAACTGGTCATATGCTGCCTGAATTTTCAGTTCATCAGTACAAAACCTGTCGCGAAGCATCGGGAATTTCCCGTGGAGTAGAGCCATGTCCAGAAAGCTGTTTCCAGATGGATGCATTACGGATAGCGCGGCATCTAGAGGAGTCTCAAATTCAATCCTCCACCGTTCAGCAGTGCGCAGCCACGCATGGCCGAATTTGATATCGGATCGCGCCAATGAAGGCATTACTATTCCACGGTATGCCCCCATGCGGATGACCTGACGTTTAGGCCAGTTCTTTTTCAAGTATGCGCGGCGCTTAGCAAAGTCGTCCTCTGTGTAGATCCGTTTTGCGAACCGCACTGGTTTACAGCCGATCTGTTCATGGATGGTTCTGGCGTATTCAACTGTCAGTTCGTGCTCGTTATCGGTATCAGCCATCACACCTTGTACGCGGTCACCAAACAGTGCATGAGCAATCGCCAGAGTAGTGGTGCTGTCTTTTCCTGCCGAATAATTCACAACGATTTTGTGATCGGATGGAATGCGAAATTCAGTGAGATATCGGCTATAGGCAACCTCAACCTCACGAACCATGGTGCTGATATCCGTTGGGACAATAATCATTGCTGCTTCACTCATGATTCCACTCCATACCGGCCTTGCATCCGGCCAATAACACTGACAAATTTCACCAGACTGACGCCCATCGGCTTTACCTTCTCGTAGTGCTTGCGAAGGATGGGGGGGCATACAGCGTTCCACTTCGGTTTAGGCTTTGCGCTCATCGCTTTGGTTATCTCTTCTGCGCAGCGACGAGCCTGGGCGCGGAGGATGTTTTCTTGTTCTTCTGGTGTCATGGTTAAACTCCCAGTGCGGCGACGATATCCTGCGCTATTTCTCTGGTGCTGCCCTTGCTGGATATGGCGCGACGGGCAGATACATGGTGAATGGTGAAACCGTGGCGCTCGTAAAGCTCAAGGACGCGAGGTGCTGTTGAATTGCTGATTAGCACCTTCGCGCCTCGCAGGTGTGCTGCCACACAACTTTCCGCAAGTGAAATCTGATCAGCCCATGAGAAACCGCCTGCGGCGTAATTTGTGAAACCTGCGGTGCCGGGCATCGGCTCATACGGCGGATCGCAGTAAACGACATCGCCTTCACCGGACAGTGCCAAAGTCCTGCGATATCCGGCATTCATGAACACACATTTATGCGCCTTCTGTTTGAATGCTTTTATCTCTGAACCAGGGAAATAGGGCGCTTCGTACTTACCCCAGCCAACGTTAAAGAAACCATCACGGTTGTAGCGGATCAGGCCGTTAAAGCAGTGCCGGTTGAGAAAAAGGAAAGCAGCGGCACGCTCAGGCGCACTCATGCGCTGGGCGTTGAAGTCCTCTCGTAACTGCTTGTAGGCCTCTTCGCTGTTAGAGTGCTGAAACAGTACGCGCGCATGAGACAAAACCCGGATGTGGTCAACTTCAAGCATCTGATAGAGGTTAATCAGATCTGCATTGACGTCAGCAAGCAGGAAAGATTCGTGTTTTTCGGAGTTGAGAAATACCGATCCGCCACCCACAAAAGGCTCAATAAGGCGTTTCCCTGCGGGGATCAGGCGATCCAGTTCAGGCAGCAGAGAATATTTGCCGCCAGCCCATTTAAGGAACGGGCGCTGCCAGTTGCGCAGGGCAGGCTCTTCAACCGGTATTGCGGCCTCTATGCCGCTGCACACGCTTCCGTATTTCATGATGCACGCTCCGATCAAATCAGGATAAATCAGGGTGGCAAGCCGCCACCCGAGAAACACTAGAACGGGATATCGTCGTCGAATTGAGGTGCTGATTGCTGGCGCATGGCCTGCTGTAATCGGGAGTCAGGAACAGCGTTTGGGTCCTGCTGATTTCCGCCCCAACCGCCGCGTGAAGAATCGTGAGGCTTGCGGTCATCTTTGTCCTTCATGGTGCGTTCAAGTGTGGCGATCACTTCTGCGGGTGTTTTTTCGGTGAACTCTTTGTAGGTCAGGCGAGAACCCGGCTGGAAAACATGGCGTACTTCGAATTTGTAGCCGTCACTGCCATCCTGCTTGGTAGTAAGGAGCTTTTGCAGGAACAAACCGACACGCTTACCTTCCAGTGCCGGGAGGCACCATTCCGGCCCGCTTTGTCCCTGGCGCTGTTGTGCCTGAGCATCTTTAACCTGCGCGACCCACATGATGGCGGCGATCAGGCCCATGCCGAACGTCTGGCTGCCGTCGCGACCGAGGAAGTTAATGCGCAGGAAGTTCGCTTTCTGTCCGTCAGCGTCGAGTGAAAGAACCAGCGTCTGCGACTGTGATCCATCCTTGCCGAACTCATACACTGCCGAGGTAATGTTTCCCTCGTAAGCACCAGTTTCGGAAATGCCAGCGGAAGAACCTGCTTTGAGTGCTGCTTCTGCCGATTGTTGATTCCAGGTAAAACTGATTGGTTGGTTCATCGTTTTCTCTCTTATAAGTCAGTGAATTCAGAAATTGCGTTGTCGAATGCCGCCAGGTCGTTATCCATGTCAGTCACTTCCGGCCCGAACAGGTCAGGTGGACATTTCACGGTGTCGTTATCGTCGCCCTTCAGCAGGAAAAGGTGTTTGCCATCGCGCTTGATGATGCGCAGAACGATAGGGAAGTAGCCTTCGGGTGTAAGCTTTTCGTTAAGCATCTTTCCGACGGTTTTCATCCTGATTTTTCCTTCGCTCTCTTCGGTGTGAGCGAGGAAGTAGACGCGGAAGTCGTCCGGTAGCTGGGTAGCAGCTTCGATGATGCGCCAGGCATGCTCTGCCATTTCGGTGAACTTGGTGTAGCCAGTCTCGTAAGCCCGGTCCATGTTTTCGTGCTGCATGACAGCCTGAAAATCATCGATGATCAGCATCTTTCGGCTGCTTTGAGCTGCGTTACGAATGACATCCAGGAGATGGCGGCCATTACGGATATCCACCACGTTACCGCGCTGAATGGAGTTATCTGGCAGGCGTTTGCCGTGGAGTTTCCAGCCAGTATTGCGAAAGGGAAGGGCTTTACGAATACAGCGTGCAAGAATGGCGTTTTCCGGGTTAACGTTGCGGATGCTGTACGTCTTGCCATACCCGGAGTCGGCAAGGATGAGTGTCATCACCGCCATAAATCACCCCTTTAGCCAGTGTTTGATGGTGAAGAGAATGTCTTCGTCGTCGCTGTTGCTTGACAGCCAGCGGAGATAACCAGGGTCGATTCTGGAGATCTCTTCGAATGTCAGTCCCTTGTGTTTGCCGAAGCGAATTGCCTTGATCAGCGACGGGCTGTTTGAGATGGCCCGCATTTCGCCAAACGTCCACTTCGCCAGACGGCCCATATACAGGAGAAGCTCAGCGGTGACATAGCAGTCATACAGCGCACGGTGCGCATACAAACCTTCAGGCAGTTCAGGCTTCAGCCCCAGGCTGTAACGTAAATACTGGTTGCTGTGGCTTGGATGGTCAGGGAGAAGGACACGCGCCAGTTTTGCCGTGCAGATCCACGGCGCATCGATTTGAGGCAATTTCGATTTGTCGAATTTTGCGTTGTGCGCAACGTAAGCCTGTGCACCCAGGTAACGATGGATAACCTCACTAATCAGCGGAGCGTCGGCAACCATATCTTCAGTGATGTGGTGGATAGCCATCGCCTCGAAGCTGATCGCCTCTGTAGGCTTCACAAAATCGCTCATAGGGTTGCAGATAACACCGTCGACGATATCCACGCTGGCAATCTCCAGTACGCTGCCTTCCAGACTGGTGGTTTCTGTGTCAATTACTCGCAACATGCTTCATCTCCGTAAGGTGGTCGTTAACTGCGTCAAATTCTGCGATCTGGTGTGCCAGAGATTCGAGGTCTGCCGGCTGCAAGTCATACAGCAGGCAGAGCAGGGCAACCATCAGCAATCCGTTTTGCTGAATTACCATTGAGTTCTCCGCGTTGTTTTATGGTGGGTTGGGTGTTTCAGGAAGTAGCGTTCAGCGCATCCTTTGTCTTCACAAAAGTGAGACTGGCGAGTTGACATGTATGTTGATACAGAACGAACTACACAGTCTTTTGGATGCCGCCTGGCGCCGCAGTTATCGCACATCACAGAATTGAGATGCTCAGTAGCAGATTCCAGGAAAATACTTTCAGAAAAGCTACCAGGTACGCCGCGAGAATCGACGTACTCAATCATATTCTCGGTGTGTCCGGCGCTGTTGGTGAATGAGCCACGCCCGGTCAGTTTGATAATCTGTCCGCCGAGTTTTAGGCGGGATCCTTCTGGCAAACTTGCCAGGCGATCAGCGGTTAATCGTTCATAAGGTTGCATGGAAACTCCTTAAAAAGTGCGAGCGAATCCCGGCAGCGTGTAGCCTGCCTGATAGGTTGAATAGGGTGGTTAGTGCTGTATAGGGTTGCCGTGACCGTCCAGAAGGACGTCAATAACGCAGTCACTGAGGCGGATAATTTCTGCATCGGTGTGCAGGTATACCCATTTGCGCTCCTGGATGACTGCTGAGACGCGATAGGTGCGGCCTTCATGCATTGCCATCATGCCTGGCGTGACGCACTGGCGAATAAGCGGGGTGGTGCCGTAATGTGAAATCATACCTTCACCTCAACCTGTCCCAGGAGACCTGCCAGCTTCATCTGCTGGCGGTTCATTGTGATTTTCTCGCGGGGTTTATCGACGGAGGTCAGTTGCCACTCGTTATCGTTGAGCTTTTTGGCGGTGTACTGCTTGCCGTTGTGGGTGACTGTCATCTCACACCACCTTGAATAAGAACCAGCCCATACCGCACACAATCAGGCCCACAATGGTTATTGCGGAAGACATGCGAACATGGTCAATGGCTAGTTTTGAAAGTGGCTGGCGATGTTCTTTTTTCGTCAGCGAGTTGATTGCTATGCCGAGCAGAAACATCCCGACAAACCATAAGACGTATATCTTTAAGCCAAACTCCAAATCACTCATAAATCCTCTTGGCCTTATCGCGGCGAACGGAACGGTTAATACAAGGCTTCAACGCATTTATTCAGTGTTTCAATGGGCGGTGGATGGCCGCCGGTTGTCATAACTAAGCCGCCTCTGTGAAGCGACTGAGGTATGAAAAAAGCCGCTGGTTAGGCGGCTTGTAATCTCTGCTCGCAAACTGCTATGCCAGCTTTTAGTGTTTCAATTTCGTCTCCGAATATCGCTTCTGGGCACAATGCGTATAGCTCTTGATACTCACTCAAGCGCTTCTTTGCCCATGGCAATACCAGCGATTTCATGTTTGCGATAGTTGCCGGGTCAGCGTTGAAGTTTGAAAGTAGGTGGATGTTTTCGGTGATGTAAGACATGAAATTATCCTCTGTCGTTACCAGCTGATGCGGGAGAAATGCTTTGGTGATTGGATGTCCGACGATGCTCGCCGACTTTGCTGTATTTTCACTACCTGTCGTCGCCTAGGTGAGCCGTTACCTCTCCTACTAGCTGTTAGGCAGACTTCCAGCATTCATCCAATCCCAAAGCACTTCGCCACACTCTCGCAGTGGCCGCGCTCATGCCCTTGAGTTACTGTCGCTCATCGCCGCTAATAACCGGTGCGCGTCTGGCGTTCGCGCTGCTTTACCGGCACACCCTTTTCCTCGATTAACCCTAACCAGCGGTATGTCGCAGTTCGGACCTGCGTCTGGCTCTCACAGAGACTCGGGGCCGCATCATTAATGCGGATTGAAAGTGCGGTCTGTCCGCTTTAGTGCTTCATTGGAATCACTCCTCTAAGTTGAATCAGCGCCAACTCCCTGCCAGTGTTGCCCGTTCTCACGCCGTTCTCGCTCTCGCGCGGGGATACTCTCTCACCGACCGGATCGCACCCGGTGATACAGCACGTTTTTCGTGTAAGGGTCTAAACAGGTCATTGACGCTGTAAATCTGCATGTTGTTAAAAAGCAGGCGACTTGCTATCCGCCGCTGGCTAACTTCGCTCAGCTGTCGATGTTTCGTTTCGATGGGTTTATTAAAAACTATAGTTGTTTTATCGTCAACAACAATAGTTGTATTTATAGTTTGATTGGTTTTATTTGGTTGTATTTTAAAGGAATTTATTTTTGTGAAACATGCGTGCTATGCTCACAAAAACATCAAAGAGGGCGCTGTTATGGGTTTAGGAATGGATATGGAACGGGATGAGCTATTGGAAGATCGCGCAGCATTCATCGCCGGCGAGATTGGCGGAGCGGTTGTTGAGTTGATTATCGGCGGGGGAGTGATTAATCGGGATGCGATTGTGGATAGCCTGGAAGCCAGGAGGAAGGCGGTTGGTAATGTGATTCACAAGGGATTGCTGAGGGATGCTGCGGAGTTCGTGAGGAAAGGGCAATGAAAACCCGGCGCAGTGGCCGGGTTTTAGCTGGTGATTTGAAATCCTATATCTTCAAGCGTAGCGTCACCTCTGCATAATGCGTGAAAGTGGCGATCTTTCAGCCCGGCTTGTTTAGCTATGGATTTTATCAAATCTCTGGAAAACGGGGCGTGATGCTTATCAACTGTAACCACCCATTTCCCTTTGCTGTTCTTGAGAACCCATTGTTCGTGAGAGGTTCCTGTTTTGGGTTTCATTTCAAACCCCATTTTCTTAAGCCCTCTGATTACCTCGTCGTATTTCAAAGGGGTAAGCTTTTTCAAGAACATGTAATGCAGTCCTAAGCATGAGCATCACAAGGTTCAGCAAAGAGCTTTGCTTCACCTCGTTTTCTGACAAAGACCTGAAAGGCGATCACCCAATACTTTAGCCACATAGATAGCGGTGCTTTACGGCTAAGTAATTGTTTTGCATATTCCGGTTCTGATAGTGCTTCAGTGAAAAAGTCTTTAATCTGTTCGTCCAGTTTTTTTACGGCGTCCTGCATGGTATCTGCTTGCGCTGCCAATGACAGGTCTAAACACGCAGCTACGTAAACGCCGTTCTGCTGGTAGGCCATGCAACGTAAGGTTTTCATTTTGTATCTCCTCAGAAGCTCTCATGTAGGAGCTTAAGTGAAGTTTACCCTATAGGTGATTTTAGGCAACTCAAAAAATAGATAAAAATGTAAATGTCAAGGAGTGGAGTTTATTAATCTGAATTTTTATACAGTGTAATTGTTTTGTATGAAAAATTCGCCATCCTCACCAGAACGTCTCTTCCGGCCACTGTTACAGCAAAACTGAATACCAGAAAAGGCGGCCTATTATCTCCACATCGTCAATGTCAGCTTCTTCATCCGGGTAGGCGTCGTGGTTGTAGCTACGGATGATTAGCTTTCCACCAGGCTTCCTGTAAAGCTGTTTGATGCGTTTTAGCTGGCTATTGCCGCCATCTGCCTGACCAATGGCATAGAGCTTACCGTCAACAACGCGCTTGTTATTCGTATCTACCGCAACCGTAGTCCCGTCAGGAATAACCGGCTCCATACTGTCTCCGGTTGCAGGGAAGCACAGAACGCCAGACCCATCACTGTTGGCACCAATGCGTCGAAGTGTGGCCTTTGAAAAGCGCAGCTTGAAGCCGTTGTGATCTTCGCTATGGATTCTCCCGTCGCCACAGGCAAACTCAATATCCTTCAGGAAGGGGACTTCAACCTCATCGTCACTTAGAGGTGTGTTGCTGTCCCACACCTCGATAGTTCCCCACTCTGATTCTGGCGGGATGGATTGATCGCCACGGTTAATTTTTGCAGGAGTGTTTCCTGAGTTTAACCATTCGGGACTAACTCCTAATGCTTTGGCTATTTCCAAAATCTTCGTAGTTTGGTGGGCCTTCCCACCTTCAATTTTCTGAATAGCCGCTTGGCTAATTCCAACCAGATCCGCGAGGCCCTTTTGAGTAAGGCCCCGAGATAATCGAGCTTCTTTTAATCTTTCTGCGAGTGTCGTTTTCATATGCGAAATGTACAACCAAGGTTTTATTCCATCAAACGAAAATGGTTGTTGACTAAATACAACCATAGTTTTATTCTTTGTTTATGTTAACCACGGAGGTTGTTATGAACCCAGTAATTAAAACCGCGATAGATCTCGTCGGTTCTCAAAAAAAACTGGGCGATGCATGCGGCGTTTCGCAGCAGGCCGTTTACAAGTGGCTTCACAACAAAGCAAAGGTATCGCCAGAGCATGTTGACAGCATTGTTAGCGCAACTGGTGAAGCTGTTAAAGCTCACCAGATTCGCCCAGATTTACCAAAACTGTTCCCTAACGTAGAACAGTCAGCCGCGTAACCACGCGGCATCTACACGCTCTTTAACAATCTGGAACCCAATTTAACTGGCTGAGAAATCAGCCAATAACTTTTTAACAATGGAATTATCACAAATGGAAAATTCAACCACACGCAACAAAGTGCAGGCGCGACGAATTGAGTCGTGGCTGCTTAATCAGATCGCCATTCGTGGAACCACCACAGTGGCAAAAGCTATGGGCATGGACAAGTCCAGCATCAGCAAGTGGAAAGAGAACATGTTGCCGAAAGTGGCAATGCTGCTGTCGGTCCTGGAGTGGGGCGTTGTCGATGACGACATGGCGAGGCTGGCTCGGGAAGTTGCTGGTCTGCTTACAAAGAAAAAACGCCCGGCGGCAACCGAGCGTTCAGATCAAATCACCATGCAATTCTGAGTGGAATTAACTGGATCAATTCACAGGAGTAATTATGGCAAATACTGCCGAAGTAATCAATTTCCCTGTGCCTGACGTGGCACTTAAGGAGCCGCGCGTGGCAGATCTTGAAGATGGCTATACGCGCATCGCTAATGAATTACTGGAGGCTGTCATGCTGGCTGGATTGTCTCAGCATCAGTTGCTGGTCTTCATGGCTGTCATGCGCAAAACCTACGGGTTTAACAAAAAGGTAGATTGGGTCAGTAACGATCAATTATCTGCTCTTACCGGTATCTTTCCGCACAAATGCTCCGCAGCGAAAAGTGCGTTAGTTAAGCGCGGAATATTTACCCAAATCGGGCGAACTGTAGGAATTAACAAAGCGGTAAGTGAATGGGTGAAATTACCCAAATCAGGTAATAAAAATAAAGTTTACCTGAAAGAGGTAACATTACCTGAATCAGGTAAGAAAAGTTTACCCGATTCAGGTAACGACGTTTACCCAAATCAGGTAAACACAAAAGACAAACATACAAAAGACAATAAAGACAATATTAATAAACCCCCTAAATCCCCCAAACCGGCTTCGTTCGATCCTGCTGGTGTTGAGCTTCCTGAATGGCTGTCAGTGTCGGTCTGGAAGTCATGGGTCGATTATCGTCGTGACCTGAAGAAACCGATCAAGTCTCAGCAGACGGTTACACAGGCCATCAACCTGCTCGAGCGTTGCAAGTGCAGAGGATATCAGCCTGAAGAAATCATCAACCAGAGCATTGCAAACGGCTGGCAGGGTTTGTTTGAGCCGAAGGGGGCCAAACAGCCTGCACGCTCTCCGTCCCGCGTAGCTGAGAACTTCGCTGGCAAGGACTATGGCCAGACTGAAATTCCGTCATGGGCGAGGGATTAATCATGACTCTTGATGAAAAAATCACTGAACTTGAGAAGCACCTTGACAGCCTGAATAAGCCTCCAGTTGCGATTGATGATACTGAAATTTCAATCAGCACAGAAACCTGCGAAAAGCATGGGAAATTTGAATGCCGAACCAGAATTTACACCGGCACGGCCATAAAAATACCGCCACGACCAAGCCGCTGTCCTGACTGTCTTCGTGATGAGCTTATAAAACTTCAGGCAGAGAAAATTCGTATCGATGAGGATTCTCGCAAGCGAAACATTGAGCTGCTACTGGACAGCCTGGATATCCCAAATCGCTTCACCTCCTGCACACTTCAGAACTATGAGCCTGTGAACGATGATGCTAAGCGAGCGCTGAGAGTTTGCCAGGCATATGCCAACAAGTGGCCCGAGAGGTTGCAGAAAGGCGGTGGCTTGGTGATGTGCGGTAAGCCCGGCACAGGGAAAAACCATCTGGCATTCGGCATTGCTAAGCACGCAATCACCGAGCACCAAAGCTCAGCACTGTTCACCACGGCGCTGAAGATTGCCCGGGAGTACAAATCAACATGGTCGAAGGGCTCAACACGCACCGAGGATGAGGTGATCCGCTCTTTCACCAAGCCTGACCTGCTGATTATTGATGAGGTTGGCGTTCAGTTCGGTAGCGACGCTGAGAAGCTAATCATGTTCGAAATCATCAACACCCGTTACGAAAAAATGAAGCCGACCATTCTGATCAGCAACCAGACCAAAGAAGAACTGGCAGCATTCATTGGCGAACGCGTCATTGACCGCATGAGCGATGGCGGCGGATGCACTCTGTCATTCACCTGGGATTCATACCGTTCCAAGGGGGCGTCATGAAAGGCAAACAGGCAATCATGCGTTATCTCGAAACGCACCGCACCTTCACTGCGAAGGATGTTGCAAGCGAATACGGAATATCACTGAGTTGCATAACAAAGAACGCTCTTGAGCTTGAGAAGAAGAGGGTAATCATCCGGCTTAGTAAAGTCTGGCGCACTGTCACATACCGACTTGCGACCCCGGAAGAGCAGGATGGAACAGCACGCAGCTGCACCAACGGAATATTTCAGGAGTGCCGCAACAGCGCGGCGATGAAACGAGTTTTGATGGTTTGGGGGAGGGCATCAGCATGAAATCAACAGTGGAAACAAAAATCATTGAGTTAGTGAAGTCAGGGCATGAGCTGGCGAAAGAACTGCATTGTGCTGAGTCTGCCGCGCTGGTGAGCGATCTGGCAACGCAGCTTGAAGTGCAGTTTGCCCGTAGCAATGTGCTGGCTGCAAAGCTGAGCATGATTAACGGCCTCATGGAGGCTGCTGAACAGGCCAACAAACTTGCGCAGGAAGCAACGGAAAAGCTGGTACAGGAGCGTGATGCGCTGGCTGCGGAGAATGTGGGGCTGAAGAGCATACAGGAGTGGGCAGTTGCAGGCGTATTTAAATCAGGAGCTAAGGAGTTCGAGTCAACCAAAGCAGCAGGATTTGACACTGATGACTGCCTGCATGATGCGGTGCTTGTGATGCTTTCTGAGTTGAAAACCCCGACAACCAACGCTTTCCTGGATGAAGTGCGGGCGCAGGGTGTGGAGATGCTAAACACTCAATTCAAGAAGTGTACTGGAATGCTGTATGCAGATAGCGTCGTATATACTGCCGAACACTTCGCCGCCCAGCTTTGCAAGGGGGACGCGCAATGAGCAATCGTATCCGCGAGGCTGAAATATTCCGCGCAAGAACTGGTGAATATCCGATTGATATGTACATCAACTGGATTCGTCGAGGTGCTCTTAACTTCTGTGCTGAATATCAACGTGAGTACGTTTGGGGGATAGACGAGCAGCAAGCATTTCTGCGCGTCCTGGTATCTGGTTTTCCGATCGGAAGTGTTGCGCTGGCAAAAGCACCCGACTGGGATGTCTGTGACGGCCCTTACATCGAGGTTGTTGACGGGAAGCAACGGCTGACAACGCTGAAAATGTTTATCGACAATGAAATTCCGATGGTGATCAACGGCGAGGAAATCTATTGGTTTGAGTTCACCAGAGCTGAGCAGTTGTCTTTCGGTCGTCCGACTCTGAGCGCGGTAATTCTCGATGACGCTACAGTGCGTGACCGTATCGCATACTTTGTTGCTGTGAACTTCACAGGCGTTCCTCAGAGCGAAGAACACCGCCTACAGGTTCTGAAATTACAGGAGCGTGCAGCATGACAATCGACAAACAGGCGCTGCGCCAATTAGCAGAGAAAGCTATCTCGGCAGAGGGTGTGACTTGGTGGAGCGAGCACCAACTATCACACGAGGATGGTCTCGCCCTGCATGATACAGACGCAAAATTCATCGCCGCTGCCACCCCTGCTAGCGTGCTGGCGCTGCTGGATGAGCTGGAAGCGCTACAGTCTTTCCGTACCGCATTCAATGAGTGGCACGATAAAACAGAATGGGTGCAGGGTGATAAGCGATTTGACGTCATTAAGCCGTGGGGTAAGCACCGCGCCGACGTTCTGAAGTCCTATATCGATCATCTGGAATCAAGTCTGAAAAGCCGTTTATTAACAAACGCAGATCGAGACATTGCAGCATTGCGTCAGCGCATAGCAGACCAGCAAGGAATCATCCTGTCAGCACGTCAATTTATCAGTGAATACGCAGCGAGTGGTGATGCTGGTGCTGATGAGTTCGTGAAGGTAATCGACCGCGCCGCTGGCATCGGTAAGGGGAATAAATATGTGGAGTAATGAGGAAAAAATATATCTTAAACAGAACTATCACAAATTTGATATTTCGCATTTATCAACCAGACTCGGAAAAACACCTGCTGCAATAAGACAAAAGGCATATGTACTTAATTTAACAAATAAACATGAGCGTCGGGGAAATGAACATCATTTAACTAAATACCCTGATGAAGACGTTAAGTTAATGAAGTTGCTAAGACTGGAGGGGATGAGGGTAAAAGAGATCGCAAATAAATTTGAGGTTACTCAGAGCATGGCTACACAATTAATTAACCTTCGCAGAGTGGCGGATTAAATCATGAAAACAGAACGAATTAGCAATTTATCTCTGACCACTATTACCAGATTCACCAAAGAGCAGTTAATCAAGCGCCTGGAAGAGCAAGATTCGGCGGCGCGTTATGCGTTAAGTTTTGTGCAGGACAGTGAAATCCTGCGAGATATTGAAATGGATTTGCGCATTACTGAAATCGCACTGGTATCGCTTGACGCTGGCAGCAACAGCCACCCGGCGCACGGCCCGCTCTCAGATTACCGATTGCACCGCATTAGCGATATTCTCAGAAAAGCCGCAGCACAACGCGACGGCGGTAACATCGGTTACGCAATGTCTGATGCTGTGAAAGCGATTGATGAATTGCTTGAGGTGCGGAAGGCGGAGCCTGTAGCAGATGTTGTTGCCTGGGCATCGCCGAATGAGGAAAGAACCTGTGATATACGCTGGCGTCGTTTCGATGTCGCTCCCGGCCCGCTCTACACCACCCCGCAGCCAGCACCGGAACTGCTCGCTATTATTGAACGCCTGAACCTCAGCGGATACGAGCATGAGAATGAAGGGGTGACACCGAAAAATGCCGCTGCCGTGGTCGATACTCTCCTGAAACAACTTGATGATGCAGTGCAAAAGCCTGCGGCGGCGGTGCCGGATGAAATGACTCCGCAGCAGGCCAGCCGGTCATATGGTGGAGAGGTTCGCGGGTATCGTGATGGCTGGAACGCCTGCCGCGCCGCCATGCTCAACCATTCCGGCCGCGTCACCGATATGGTCGAACATGTAAGCCAGCCTTACAAGTTGCCGCCTCACGCTTACCGCGAACTGGTGAATCAGTTGCATAGCACGGCCATGAAGTATAGCGGTTGCCAGCAATTACGCGAACAGATTAGTAGAACTCTGGGTACTGTATTAGGCCCGGCACATAGCCACATTAAGTAACCGGGTGCAGCCGGTTGAGTTGAAGTGGAGAAAGACTCATGAGCGATCGCTTCCTGACTGATGAAGAATTGGCAGAAGCTACTGGATCACCCCAGAAGTCTCTGCAAAAAGAAGTGTTAACGCTGAATGGCATTTACTTTATTGAGCGCCGGGACGGTTCAGTAAAAACGACCTGGTATCACATTAATCATCCCATTCAGCGATTAACTCCACCAGCAGGATCCCAGCCCACTCCGGGTATGAACTTTAACGCAATAGAGTGAGATTATGGGTCGCAAACGCGCACCCGGTAACGAGTGGATGCCAAAGGGCGTATTTTTTCGCCCTTCTGGTTACTACTGGAAGCCCGGTGGAACAACAGAAAAACTAGCTCCTGCTGACGCAACTAAAGCAGAAGTCTGGGTAGCATTTGAAAAGGTGATTGAAGGAAGGAAAAATATCCTGACATTCTCCCAGTTATGGAAAAAATTCCTCAACAGCGCCGATTATGCAGATCTGGCCCCCAGAACGCAGAAAGATTACCTGGCACACGAAAAATATTTACTGGCCGTATTTGGCGAGGCAGAAGCTAAAGCTATTAAACCAGAGCATGTCCGGCGTTATATGGATGCCAGAGGAAAAAAGAGCCGAGTTCAGGCCAATCATGAGCATAGTTCAATGTCACGCGTTTATCGTTGGGGATATCAACGAGGTTTTGTTCCCGGAAATCCATGCGTCGGTGTAGACAAATTCCCCAAACCACAGCGTGATCGTTATATCACTGATGAAGAATATGTGGCGATCTACGAGCACGCCAGCGAGCCAGTTAAGGCAGCGATGGAGATCGCTTATCTGTGTGCTGCCAGGGTCTCCGATGTTCTGAAAATGGACTGGAATCAGATAATGGAGAAGGGAATTTTTATACAACAGGGCAAAACTGGTGTTAAGCAGATCAAAGCATGGACAGATCGTCTCCGTGCTGCCGTAGATATATGCCGCAACTGGGGAGAGGATGGCGCCGTTATTAAAACAATGTACGGAGAGAGATATTCGTATAAAGGTTTTAACGAGGCATGGAGGAAAGCAAGAACAGCGGCAGCGCCGCAGCGGGAGGTGAAGTGATGGACTGGTCTACTGCGTTCACGACTGTTGGTGTAGCGTTTGCTGTGGCCGCGATATTTATATGGGGGTGAAGTGATGTCAAGAGATGAAATGATAGTCGAAGCCTATAGCGATAAAAATTTCCTGAATTGGTTTGAGCGTTACTTCGGTTATGGACCAGAAGATGAAATCCCAAGTAATCATCCTGTACTGGTAGCAACAGCAATTGCATGGGTTGAATCTCGTAAGTTTGTAAGTGAGGAAGAAAATGGCTAAATCCGCAGCAGAGCGCAAAGCAGCCCTACTGTGATGTATAATCCCTCTCAAAGCATCGAGGGGGATTTTTATGTCAGACTGGAACATCGCAGCAAAACCGAAAGACGAGCAGGACAAAATCAACGTGGATTTAGCGGCCAGCGGCGTTGCGTACAAAGAGCGCCTGAACATGCCGGTTATCGCTGAGCAGGTAGCGCGAGAGCAGCCGGAACACCTGCGCGAGTATTTTATGGAGCGAGTACGTTACTACCGTGAGCAAAGTCTGAAGCTACCTAAATCATCAGATCCGCGTTATACAGAAATGGCGGAGCAGAACGCCAAAAAGTAGTTTTGATTTTCTGTTATCAAGCAGCCATAATTAATCCGTCAGCGGCCTGAACAACCCTGACGGACTTCTGCGCATTTAAGGGGACTTAAATGCGACCACAATCTGAAACTCTTCACCCGTCACAGATGCTTCTCGGCACCTGCGATTTTCTGCATTCTGCGTTTTACCTCTGCGGAGGTGGCGTATGAGTATCCCTCAGTGCGGTATCAAGTTGCATGCTGGCAACTTCGCCGCTGTCGGCAAACTACTCCAGGAACAACTCGAATCAGGTAAACCTCTTCGCCTGATGGTTAAGGAGTGGCGCGAGAAGCGCAGTCTCTCTCAGAACGCACTCAGCCACATGTGGTACACGGAAATCAGCGAATACCTCATCGTCCGCGGCAAGACCTTCGCTACGCCTGAGTGGGTCAAAGACGCGATGAAGCACACCTACCTCGGCTACGAAAGCAAAGACCGGGTAGACGTCGTGTCCGGCGAGGTCACCACTGTGCAATCCCTCCGTCATACGTCCGAACTGGAAACCGGCGAGATGTACATCTTCCTGTGCAAAGTCGAAGCATGGGCGATGAATATCGGCTGCCACCTGACCATTCCGCAGAGTTGCGAGTATCAGCAGCTGCGCGATAAGCAGGAGGCGTAATGGCTGATTTACGCAAAGCAGCCCGCGGACGTGAATGCCAGGTTCGCATCCCAGGTGTCTGCAATGGCAACCCTGAAACCTCTGTGCTGGCACATATCCGCCTGGCCGGTCTCTGCGGCACCGGTATTAAGCCGCCTGACCTGATCGCCACCATCGCATGCAGCAACTGCCACGACGAGATTGATCGCCGTACGCGGCTGGTAGATGCGGAATATGCAAAGGAGTGTGCACTGGAAGGAATGGCTCGCACACAGGTTATCTGGCTGAAAGATGGGCTCGTAAAAGCATGAATGAATATCGCATCAGTCTCCCGTGGCCGCCGAGCAACAACCGCTACTACCGGCATAACCGCGGGCGTACGCACATCAGTGCAGAAGGGCAGGCGTACCGCGATAGCGTCACCAGAATAATCAAAGACTCGATGCTGGATATCGGCCTATCCACACCGGTGAAAATACGTATCGAGTGCCACATGCCGGATCGCCGACGCCGCGACTTGGACAACCTGCAAAAAGCTGCGTTCGACGCGCTGACAAAATCCGGTTTCTGGCTCGACGACCAGCAGGTTGATTACTACAGCGTGAAGAGAATGCCGATCGTCAAAGGCGGCAGGCTTGAGCTGACCATCACCGAATTGGAGGCAGCATGAAGCCGGAAACGATAGAGATACTCCGCGCGCGCTGGCAGCGCCTTCGCATCTACCGCCGTCCGGGTTCCGTTCTGGTTGACTACCGCATCCTTCGTAACTTCGTTCGTATTTATCATCTAGCAGGAGCCACACAATGAACAATCAGCAACTGGAATACGTACGTCAGCAGATCATTGTGGCGACCGCAGATCTTAGCGGGGCGACTAAAGGGCAACTGGTAGCTTTCGCCGAGAACGCTCAATTCACCGCGACGGCGCGCAGCCGGGGGCGGAAGAAAGTCTATGATGTGCAGAAAAAGCGCATGGTTAACCCCGATGGCCCGCCGATGAGCGGCAGCCAGTCACGCGCCAAGGGCTCGTCAATCGCGTTAGTCAGCCCGGTTGAGTTCGGCACCGCCTCATGGCGCCGCGCTGTTCTGTCGCTGGAGGAGCACCAGAAAGCATGGCTGCTGTGGAACTACAGCGAGAATATCCGCTTCGAATACCAGGTGGCGATTACCCAATGGGCCTGGGCAGAGTTCCGGGAACAGCTCGGCGCGAAGAAAGTGGCCGGCAAGACGATGGAGCGCCTGAAGAAGCTTATCTGGCTAGCGGCACAGGACGTTAAGGCTGAGCTGGCTGGCCGTGAGACGTACGAATACCAGGCGCTCGCAGAACTGGCGGGCGTAGCGAAATCGACCTGGACGGAAACGTATCTGCCTCACTGGCTGGCAATGCGTAACAGCTTTAAGCGACTCGATAGCGGTGCGCTTATCTCAGTAACGCGATCACGTTCACAACAAAAGGCGACAAATTTAGATGTAAGTCTTGCAAAACCGAACTGAAACGCATATATTTCATGTAAATCTGATATCGTCGCCATAGCTTTGATTGTCGACACAAAGAATTCAAGCCCGAGGTTAACGCCTTGGGCTTTTTCGTTTCCGGGCCGGAAGCTCATTTGGTATGAACGGTCCCCTCATAAGGGAAGGGTAGACAGGTTCGAATCCTTCACGGCCCACCAAAAACCCAGCCAGGGTATCTTCAGCCAGAGAGCTGACATTGCCACACCCTCACATTGCCAGCCTGTCGCTGGCTTTTTTATTTCAGGCTCACGGGAATCAATCACTACGTGCTTTGTTGAAAATCCAGCCCGTGAAGCCTGACCCCTTTCATAACACACAGCGCCATCCGAAAGATCGGAGGTGAGGCCTATGAAAATGCCATACAAACAAGATTTCATCGCTGCGCTACTTGCCGCCAAGGAGCAGGGTATTGGTGCAATGCTGGCTTTTATCATGGCGTACCTGCGTGGTCGCTATAACGGCGGCGCGGTAACAAAAACGCTAATTGATGCGCTGATGTGCGCGATGATTGCCTGGTTCGTTCGTGACCTTCTGGACTTTATCGGCCTGAGCAGCAACCTCGCCTACATAGCCAGCGTCTTTATTGGATACATCGGCACCGATTCGATCGGCAATCTGATTAAAAAATTCGCAGCCAAAAAGGCGGGAGTTGACGATGCAAACCAGTCCTGACGGCATTGCGCTGATAAAAAAATTCGAAGGTTGTCGGCTGACTGCCTATCCAGACCCAGGGACAGGCGGCGCGCCGTGGACGATTGGTTATGGCTGGACTCACCCGGTAGATGGCAAGCCAGTAAAGCCCGGAATGACTATCGACCAGGAAACGGCTGACAGGTTGCTTAAAACGGGGCTGGTGAGCTATGAAAACGACATACTGAAGCTGGTCAGAGTGAAACTGACGCAGGGCCAGTTTGATGCGCTGGTATCGTTCGCTTACAACGTCGGCTCGCGTGCGCTATCAACATCCACGTTGCTGAAGAAGCTGAATGCTGGCGATACCAAAGGCGCCGCTGATGAGTTCCTACGCTGGAATAAGTCTGGCGGGAAAATTCTTCCCGGGTTAACAAATCGCCGTGGGGCGGAGCGTGCTCTGTTCTTGTCATGATTACCTCTTTGCTTAAACGCTACTGCTTGCAGTTAGCAATTGTGTCGCTCGTTGCTGTGTTGGCATTTTTTGTGAACCACTACCGCGACAACGCCATCACCTATAAAGACCAGCGCGATAAAGCCACTGAGCAGCTCGGCCTGGCGAACGCCACCATCAAAGACATGCAGACCCGCCAGCGTGATGTTGCTGCGCTGGATGCCAAATACACGAAGGACTTAGCTGATGCTCAAGCTGAAAACGATGCTCTTAAGCGCAAGCTTGATAATGGCGGTCGGGTGCTCGTCAAAGGCCGATGTTCAGTGCCTACCTCAACCAAAACCACCGGCACCCCCGGCATGGGCAATGATGCCACCGTCGAACTCTCTGACGTTGCTGGACGAAACGTTCTCGGTATCAGATCCGGCATCAAGCAAGACCAAACAGCCCTGAGAGCACTTCAGGAGTACATCAACACGCAGTGCCTGAAATGATTCGTCACCCACAACAGACAAACAGAGCCTGACTTCGGTCGGGCTTTTTTATACCTGAATTTCACCGCGCACCGCATGCGCACAAAAACCACCGAACCAGACCCTTTGGAATGAGCCGTTGAGGATGTCAGTTAGTGCTGGCGAGCCTCGGTGGGCTGACTTCCTATGCGGCAACGGTTCATCTCAAAGAGCAGGTAAAACGCTATGAAAGAAGCAGTGTTAGTCCAGGAGTTCGACTTCTCTAAGATGGTGATGGCTATCCAAGGGAGGGCGTTCACGACCAGTCAGAAGATCGCTGATTACTTCGGAAAACGACATGATAACGTGTTGAGAAAAATTAGGCAGGTGAAGTCAGAATGTCCTCCAGAATTTGCCGCCCTCAATTTTGAGGAGGCTGATTTCATTGATAAAAATGGCGAAGCGCAGCCAATGTTCAAGCTGACAAAAGATGGTTACATGTTGGTAGTGATGGGCTTCACTGGCGCAGCGGCCACGCTAATAAAAGTGCGATACATTCAGGCGTTTAACTGGATGGCGGATCAGTTGACTCGCTGGCATGAGATGGGTGAGCAGGCTCAGCACCGCCATGCGTTAAAGGTCGCCAAGTCAGAAGTGAAGGCCCGCATCGGTAGCAAGATGATGAATGCACGCAAGCGCGAAAAGAAACTGCTTGCGCTGGAATTCGATCAGATCCTATCGCTGACACAACCAAAACTGATTTTCACCGAGTGATGGCATTACAGAAGCTCTTCACTGAGGGGCTTCGATAATGATCTGTGTAACCCCGCAAGGATGGTGATCACATCTTGGCGGCTCGGAATAGACGAGAAGTGGCATAGCAACATCGTGAGATGGTGGCGACCGCTGCGACAAGAATTCACCCCACGCGCTGTATCGTCGCAGTATCCCCACATTAACCATGACCGCTGGCTGACGGGCCTCTCCTTAGCGTGAGTGTGTGGAGATAATCAATAACGATGCATACCGGGTTTTTCGGCGACGGTTCGCTGGTTTATCCCTCATTGCTCGCCGTCTCGATGCGGGGGTAGAAGAAATCGAGAGTGTTTTACAGAGCTTTTCACTAAGAAGGCTCGATAAAGCAGAGTTTGTTTTATGTGCGCCTACGGGCCCGATACCAACTAACCAGTGGAATATTCCAATATGGCAGGTCTGACACCAAAGCAAGAGGCTTTCTGTCAGGCATACATCGAAACGGGTAATGCTTCTGAGGCTTATCGGACGGCGTATGCTGCTGACAGGATGAAGCCGGAAGCAGTGCACGTAAACGCCAGCAAACTTCTGGATAACGCTAAGGTAGCACTAAGGGTAAAAGAACTTCAGGGAGAGATAAAGCAGCGCCATAACGTAACTGTTGATTCCCTATTAGCTGAGCTAGAAGAGGCCAGGCAGAAAGCCTTAAACGCAGAAACGCCACAATCTTCAGCTGCTGTAGCGGCAACGATGGGTAAGGCCAAGCTGGTTGGACTGGATAAACAGATTATCGATCACACCTCATCCGACGGAACCATGTCGCCGAAGCCGACCATCATCCAGCTACTACCCGTTGAGCCAAAGCATGAATGACGCCGTTCAATTGCCAATCCCGGCAAAGTTAGCGCCGCTATTCATTGCCACGAACAAGCGTTATCGCTGTTCTCATGGGGGGCGCGGAAGTGCTAAAACACGAACGTTCGCCATGATGACTGCGGTTATCGCATATCAGGCATCAAGCAAAGGAGAGTCTGGCGTCATTCTCTGCGCCCGCGAATTCATGAACTCCCTGGAAGAATCCAGTATGGAGGAGGTGAAACAGGCGATTCGTGCTGTTCCGTGGCTGTCAGCTAATTTTGATATTGGCGAAAAATACATCCGCACAATTGACCGTAGAGTAAGTTATGTGTTTTGCGGTCTCCGTCATAACCTTGACAGCATTAAGTCGAAAGCGCGCATCTTACTCTGCTGGGTTGATGAGGCAGAGACTGTCAGTGAAACCGCATGGCAGAAGCTTGATCCTACAGTGCGTGAGCCCGGCTCTGAAATATGGGTAACATGGAACCCGGAACGAGACGGTAGCGCAACTGACAAAAGGTTTCGCAAAGAGGCTGGGGAAGACTGCATAACGGTCGAAATGAATTACACGGATAATCCGTGGTTTCCCGATGTGCTGGAGACCGTGCGACAGAACGATCAGCGCCGCCTCGACCCTGCAACCTACGCATGGGTATGGGAGGGTGCTTATCTCGAAAACTCAGATAAGCAGGTGCTGGCCGGTAAATATCGTGTCGCTGAGTTCTCAGATAACCTCTGGAAAGAAGCGGAGCGTCTGTTCTTCGGTGCCGACTTCGGTTTCGCCAAAGACCCGAACACGTTAACCCGCTCTTTCATCCTGCATAACAGGCTCTATGTTGAGTATGAGGCCTACGGCGTTCATACCGAACTGGACCACATGCCAGAACTGTACGACACGATTCCTGGCGCGCGTGACTGGCCCATCAAGGCAGACTCAGCACGACCCGAGACGATCAGCTACCTCAAGCGGCAAGGGTTCAACATCTCAGCCGCCGAGAAATGGCAGGGGAGCGTTGAGGACGGGATCGCACATCTTCGTGGCTTCGACGAAATCATTATCCACCCACGCTGCAAGAACGTGGCGCGCGAGGCCCGCATGTGGTCGTACAAAACTGACCGCATCACCGGCGAGGTATTACCTAAACTGGCTGATGGTTTTGAGCACTGCTGGGACGGAATTCGCTACAGCCTCGACGGACACATTAAGCGTAAGGGCCAGATTGTTGGGATGATGATCCCAAAAAGGCTAATAAGCAGATAAAGCCTGACGTAAGAATGTCGATAATCCTAATTCAATCTTTCATCAAGGAATTAGTATGGCATCTTACGTTGTGTCATTTTCTGTATTTACAGATATAGGTAAACCGCTGGGTATTTCTCATATAGGTATTGAGAGTGAAGAAAGCACGGCCAACGATTTTCTCAATCAAGTAGAATTCGAAGCGCTTTCTCAAAGCAAAGCTAGAAATGAGTATGCTCACGCAGTGGTAATTACATCCATATTCAAGTTATAGATTTAAGACATCCTCCAACCCGGCATATGCCGGGTTTTTTATTTTCTGCGTCTTACCAACGGACAAACCATGACGGACAAATTAACGCTAGCCGTCAATCACGCGCTGAATGACGTCAGGCTTGCTCGCGCCCGTATGGGGCTGCTTAACCCTTCGATGGGGCTGGACGCCAAGCGAAATTCAGCGTGGTGCGAATACGGCTTCAAAGAAGAATTAACCTTCGGCGACCTTTACAAACTCTACCGCCGTGGTGGTATTGCTCACGGCGCTGTCGAAAAGCTTGTTGGTAAATGCTGGCAGTCAAACCCTGAAATCATTGAGGGTGAGAAGTCAGATGAAACTCGCAAGGAGACACAGTGGGAGTCCAGAGCTAAACAGGTTTTCACCAATCGACTGTGGCGCGCGTTCCTTGATGCCGATCGGCGGCGTCTTGTTGGTCGATACGCAGGGATTCTCCTTCATATCCGCGACAATAAAGCGTGGAATCTTGAGCCAACGAAAGGGCGAGGTCTGGAGAAAGTAAGCATTTCATGGGCTGGCTCGCTGAAAGTCAGCGAATGGCATGACGGACTGGTTTCAAAGAACTACGGCCAGCCGAAGATGTGGCAGTACACAGAAATTCTACCCAATGGTTCCTCTCGCCGTGTCGATATCCACCCTGGTCGCGTATTCATTCTTGGTGACTATAACGACGATGCGATCGGATTCCTTGAGCCAGCTTATAACGCCTTTGTCAGCCTGGAGAAGGTGGAAGGCGGTTCCGGTGAGTCATTCCTGAAAAACGCCGCGCGCCAACTCAACGTTAACTTCGAAAAGGAAATCGACTTCAATAATCTGGCGTCGCTGTATGGCGTGAACATCGATGAATTACAGGAAAAATTCAACGAAGTCGCCGGGGAGATTAACCGTGGTAACGACGTGCTAATGACCACTCAGGGGGCGACAGTTACGCCGCTTGTCACTACCGTGGCAGACCCAACGGCAACCTACGACGTTAACCTCCAGACGGCTGCTGCTGGCGTGGACATCCCGACGCGCATCCTTGTTGGTAATCAGCAGGCTGAGCGTTCCAGCACTGAAGACCAGAAATACTTCAATACTCGCTGCCAGTCTCGCCGTGGCGACCTGTCATTCGAGATTGAGGACTTCTGTGACAAGTTGATTGACCTCGGAATCATTGACCCGGTTGGGCAGAAAACAGTTATATGGGACGACCTCAACGCGCAAAGCGACAGTGAAAAACTGGATGCCGCGCAGAAGATGTCGCAAATAAACAGCGCATCGCTGGCGACAGGCGAGCAGGTGTTTACTGGTGAAGAGATTCGCGTAGCGGCCGGGTATGAGGGTTCACCCGAACCACTTCCAGAGGTAGATGATGACGAAGAAGAAAGCGAAGTCACCGATACTACCCGGAAACCTTAAAGATCCGACAGGCGCAGACCGCCTTGAGCGCGGAGCAATGAACGAGTTTGCCAGACGAATGAAACGCATTGGCAAAGCCTACAAGGACATTCTCGACCGCATTCCTGCATCACCATCAGTAAACCAGCGCTACACCTTCGATCTAGACTCCACACAGTTATCAATGCTCCTCAGCAATGCCTCATTGCTGGTGGATGAGATATTGGGGGCAGATAACGAGACGGGGTTCTGGTTCTGGACTGATTACGTCAACCCGGCTTATCAGCGCGGCACGGCGCAGGAGTTCGCCAATCTGTCACAGCAGTCTGCTGTGTACGCGGCAGGACAGGAAAGCGTATCGGCAATCCTCCTGAGTGAGCCGTACCGCCGCAGGCTGATTCTGGTTCGCGCTCGCACCTTTGAGGAAATGAAGAACCTCAGTGCCACTGTGAAAGCAGATATGGCGCGGATACTGACTGATGGGCTGGGGCGCGGACAGAACCCGCTGGAGATAGCGAGGCGCATCACTGAGCAGACAGGTATTGAGTCTCGCCGGGCTAATCGTATCGCCCGGACGGAGATTACTACGGCTTTGCGTCGCGCGCGCCTGGACGAGGACGACGAAGCCAGAGAGCAATATGGCATCCGTACAAAGCAGATGCACATATCAGCGCTCAGCCCGACGACCCGTAGCACGCACGCCGCGCGCCACGCTCACCTGTACACCGCAGAAGAACAGCGGGAGTGGTGGGCTAAGGATGCAAACAGCGTGAACTGCAAATGCTCCACGATCGCGGTACTGGTCGATGAAAACGGCAAGCCGCTAAGCGACACCATCATCGATAAAGCTCAGAAAACATTTAACACAATGAAAGCCCGTGGCTACCAGTGGGCGAAGGGTTAACTCATGCCAATACAAGTGAACGTCACCTCCAAGGTGAACAGTAAGACTATCCGGCGAGAACAACACAACGGGCGTGAGCACTGGGTTGTTCCTTCCTATACCCTCCCGGCAAACGTGGTTATGAATGGCGGTCTTTATCCGGCTAGCGAGATTGACCAGCACTATACAGGGCTTGAGGGGACGCTGGCGCCGCTGGGGCATCCACAGGCCAACGGTAAGTTTGTTTCTGCTTTCAGCCCGGAAGGGTTGAATGTGGGGTATGTCGGCGCATGGAACAAAAACGTCAAGAAGTCAGGAAATCGGGTCTATGTCGAAAAATGGATCGACGTTGAGGTAGCCGGGCGTACTGATGACGGCAAACGCCTCCTTGAACGGCTCGAATCGCTGGAGAAGGGCGAGGATGTACCGCCAATTCATACCAGTGTTGCCGTATTCCTGGAAGAACTGGAGGCGAACGAAGAACAAAAAGCTCTGGGAGCTAACTGGGTTGCGAAAATTCATGCGATGGATCATGACGCCATTCTTCTGGATGAGGTTGGCGCAGCAACGCCCGAGCAGGGTGTCGGGATGATGGTGAATGCCGACCTTGCCACGCCACTGAAGGCTAATTCCGGCGCGCTGGTTGGCGAAACCTACCGCGAGCGAGAGCGGAGGCTGGAGAAGGCTGCGAAAGATAAATTCGCTCCCGGCGAGAAAGAATATGCGTGGGTGGCTGATTTCACCGACTCACAGGCCGTAATCATCCTCAATAATGGCGATCCGAAGGTTTACGGATACAAGTCTGAAGGCGGAAAGATTGTCTTTGACGATACCGGGACAGAGGTTCAACGCCAGAGCTCATGGGTTGCTGTCGTCAACAAGCTCAAATCATTTTTCACACCGCAGGAACAGCCTGCACCAAACCACAAAACGGAGGGCGACATGCCTTTAACCACTGAAGAGAAACAAGAGCTGATCAGCGAAATCGGTAAAGGTCTGGCCGCCAACTTCGCCGAAGCCCTGAATCCGATTAAGGACGCGATCGTCGGCCTACAGGCCAACCAGGACAAGCTCACTGAAACGCTGACTGCTAACTCTCGTGCCGAAGAGAAAACCAAGCGTGAAGCAGTGGCAAAAGTTCACGGCGAGATTGTCGCTAATGCGCTGTCAGGTGAAGCGCTGGACGCGATGTTTAAAACAATCGGTGAATCCGCGCCGCTTGGCACCAACTCTGCACAACAGCAGAAAGAAACCGGTGCGCCGAACCCTGACGAATATTTCAAATAAGGAGCCAGACTAATGGCACGTTATCGTCGCGTTAATATCGACGGTCAGTCTCTGTACAAGACCGAAACCCGCGCCGCAGCCGCAGCACTGCTGCCTGGAACGGCTGCTGTTATCAATGGCGACAATGAGTTTGCGCAGGCTACAGCGCTTACTGGTCGTCTCTACATCATCGACGTCGCCTACCATCAAGGCTTGAAAATCACCGAAGCAGTTCCCGCTGGTGATTCGGCTGTGGGCAACTACGTAGAAGAAGGCCGTGAGCTGGCCCTGCTATGTGTGGCGGGAACCTACGCCAAGGATGACCCGATTAAGTTGGGCGAAAATGGTCAGTTCACCAAGGCAACGGCGGACACCGATTCGGTGATCGGCTACAGCCAGGATGATGCAACCATTGCCGCCAGCACTACCGATTTCATCCGCGTGCGTATGCGCGTTGGCACTGTAGCTGCCCCGGCAGAAAATTCAGGAGAATAAGAATGTATTTTACCCCCGAAACACTGGCTGCTAACAGCCGACTGCGCGGGCACTGGAATGAGCTGTGGGCCAACCGCAACATTTTCAACCATCATCACGACATGATGGTTAACGCATATCGCCAGAGCATGACCCCCGAAATGCTGGCGGCTAACGCTGTTGGTGGCTTCGCTCGTGAATTCTGGGCTGAGATTGACCGCCAGATTATCCAGATGCGCGATCAGGAAATTGGCATGGAAATCGTCAATGACCTGATGGGCGTGCAGACTGTATTGCCTATCGGCAAAACCGCGAAGCTGTATAACGTGTCTGGTGACATCGCTGATGACGTGTCAATCAGCATCGATGGTCAGGCGCCGTATTCCTTCGACCATACTGAATTCGGTTCTGATGGTGACCCGATCCCGGTATTCACTGCCGGTTACGGCGTCAACTGGCGACACGCGGCAGGTCTGAGCACTGTCGGCATCGATCTGGTGCTGGAATCTCAGTCTGCTAAGCTGCGTAAGTTCCACAAGAAGCGCGTCAACTTCTATCTGAACGGTGACTCCAGCATTGTTGTTGATGGTCTGCCAGCTCAGGGGATGAAAAACCACCGTAACACGCAGAAGATCAACCTGGGCAGCGGAGCGGGCGGCGCCAACATCGACCTTACCACTGCAACCCCGGCGCAGTTGCTGGCCTTCTTCGGCCCGACCGGTCCGTTTGGCCTGACGGCTCGCACCAACAAAGTAACTGCTTACGACAAGCTGTGGGTTAGCCCGGAAGTGTGGGCCAACATGGCGAAGCCATACCTGGTAGACATTAACACCGGCACCAATGCGTTACTGAGCGGAACGGTTCTGGATGCGATCAGTAAGTTCATTCCTGCGAAGTCTATCCAGATGACCTACGCGCTTTCCGGCAATGAGTTCCTCGCTTATGAGCGTCGTCAGGACGTGATTTCTCCGCTGGTCGGTATGGCTGTCGGCGTTGTCCCTCTGCCGCGCCCAATGCCCCAGTCGAATTATAATTTCCAGATTATGAGCGCTGAGGGTTTGCAAATTAAGAAAGACGGCGAAGGCCTGTCCGGCGTGGTTTACGGTGCGAATCTGGCATAAGGAGAACAACATGGCTAAATACCAGGTAACCAGAGCATGGCATGGAGTGAAGGTCGGTGATGTGGTTGAAATTGAGAAACTGCATCCTGCGCTGAAGCCTCATGTTATGAAACTCTCTGATGCGGCATTAACACCGGCGACGCCAGAGGCTGGCACGGATGTGAAATCCCGAAAAGAGATTATCGCAGCGCGCCTGACGGAGCTGGGTATCGAGTTTAAAGGCAATCTCGGGGCTGAAAAGCTCGGTGAATTGTTGCCGGATGGCGAACTCGAAAAGCTTTTCCCTGCTGAATAACAGCCGCCGCTAAGGCGGTTTTTTTATGCCCCGCTCCGGCGGGGCTATTTCAGGAGACTATATGAACCAGGAAGATATTAATCAGCCACTGCCATATTCGCAGTTTTCTGAGATTTCATCGTTGAGCGTCACCAATGAGATCAGTCTGGCGATATCCAGCACTACCGAACTGGTTAAAGACTCTTCAAGCGTGGAACGACTGATTCTCCTAAAGCATCTTCGCGCGCTTTGCGATCTGCAACTCAATAAATTATCAGGGCTGGAATAGCTATGGTGACGCTCGAACAGGCCAAACAGTATTTGCAAGGGCAGGGGATAAATCTTCCTGACTTCATGCTTCAGTCTTTGGTGGACGATGTTAACAGCATTCAGGAATGCCTCGATGCGCATTACCCGGCATCAAAGGCGTTAGCAATCCAGATGTATTTGCTTGCATTGATGGGCCTGGGGCAAGGCGATAAGTACATTAGCTCCCAGACTGCACCCAATGGTGCATCGCGTTCATTCCGGTATCAGTCGTTCACCGATCGCTGGAAAGGGGCGCTGGCGCTGCTGCGTGGCGCTGACAAACACGGCTGCGCTAATGACCTGATTCCTCCCGACCCGACAAATACCGCTTTTGCTGGCATCTGGATAGGCAAGGGTGGCTGCATGTGCGGGAGCAAGTAATGTCATGGATATCGGTTAAGCAGCGATTGCCTGAGCCGTTCGTCAAAGTCTGGGTGATGACCGACAGTGGTAAGCGCGTTACCGGCTATGTGAAAAGTAACGGTGACTGGTATCTGCTGTGCCGGAAGGTTGCGTCGGAGAATCCGGAGGTGATCCGGTGGGAGGATAACGGTGTCTGAAACAGCCGCATGGAGTTATACCAATGTCGCCACTGTCTACCCTCGCGTCTATGACGACTGGAACAACACCTGGACAAACGGCACCCCATACCTGATTGACTGCACCTGGACGGCTAACAATGAGGTTGCGGTAGATGCCAATGGTAAAGAGTTCACCACTAACCTGATTTTCTTCACTGAACTGAAGCGTAACGGCGTCAGCTCAACCATGCCGCAGCGAGACTGGTACATCGCCAGAGGTGACACATCGGCGCTATCCGATCCGCTTAAAGCAGGTGCCAACGTCATTCGGGCCGTAACCGAATGGGATATGTCACCATTTGGTGAAGAGCCCGACTACAAAATCCTGACGTGAGGTAATCATGCCCGTTAAAGGTATCAAGCGCGTCCAGATGAATACCAGCAGGGTGCTGAGTGACATAGCCGGAATACGCACGGAGAAGGTTCTGTACCAGGTCATGAATGCCGGTGCCAATCATGCTGCTCTAATCACTCCTGTTAAATCGTCAACCCTCATCAACAGCCAGTACAAGCGGCTCGAACCCATGCCCTCAGGAATGATAGGCAGAGTGGGTTACACGGCAAATTATGCAGCTGCTGTTAATGCTGCAAAGGGCAAGCTCAAGGGCAAGCCAAGGCCTGACGGTAGCGGTAATTACTGGGACCCTAACGGCGAGCCGGACTTTCTCCGCAAAGGCTTTGAGCGCGACGGCCTCAACGAGATTAAGGCCATCATCAGGCAAGGATATAAAGTATGACGCGTAGCGAGGTGTATGACGCGCTGAGAGCGTGGTTGCAGTCCCACCGTTTTGATGTCGGCTATCGCGTCCAGAAACGCTTCTGGAACGAGCTGGAAGGAACTGAAGGGGAAAGATACCTCGTCATCCAGCAGGGCGGTGGCGGCAAGCCTGATGAGGCCATAACACGAGATTATTTCAGATTCCTTGTTCTTTCAGGTCAGAACGACAGCGACATTAACGAAGTTGAAGACCACGCTGATGCAATACGTCAGGCGATGATCGACGACTACAAGACTGAATGCATCATCTCGATGCAGCCAATCGGCGGTATCACCGCCATCCAGACCGAAGAAGGTCGTTACCTCTTCGATATTTCCTTTCAAACCATCATTTCCCGATAACACGGAGATTAAGATATGCCATGTGAAGCTGGTGCTTTCACGGGGCGTGATGTCGTCGTTTACTATGCGATTGGCTGCCCCGAATCACAACCCGCCAACGGTGACTATAAACGCCTTGGCATGATGCGCGGGAAGACTGTTTCCGCCGAATGGGATACTGCAGACGCTACCGCTGACATGAGCGCAGCGTACACGCAGGAAAATCTCGTAACCTATAAAAACATTACCTTCTCAGGGGACGGTGTAACGCGAAAAGAGGATGTTTATGCGCAGAACGCGTTAAAACGTCACGTATACAATCCTCCGATCGAGACCAGCAATCAGCCGTATGTCTGGCTGAAAATCATCTCTCCAAACGACATCACCGAAGGCCCGTTCATGGTTACTTCGTGGGAAGACGAAGCTCCTCATGATGACGTGGCCACGTGGTCTATTGAGGCTTCAAGCGCAGGTCAGGTTGATGTGCGTGATGTCGGTGCGGTAATTACCATTACTACACAGCCACAGAACCGCACCCTCACTGTGGGCAACAACCTTACTCTGACGGTAGCAGCAAATGTTTCTGATGGCTCATCTTTGACGTATCAGTGGAAGAAGGATGGTAGCGACATTACTAGCGCAACCGCTGCCACTTTCACTAAGTCGAGCGTTGCGGAAGAAGACGCTGGCTCCTATACATGCCAGGTCACATCCTCAACCGCCGGATCGGTTACATCTAACCCAGCGACGGTGACCGTAAACGCAGCCTAACCCATGGGAGGCTTAGCCCTCCCTCTTGTTGAGAGTTTCCATGAAAGCAATCACCGATATCGGCCAGGCTGTCATTCGGGCCGGTAGCAAAGAGATATTTCTCAATCCGTCATTCCTCGCTATGTCGCGTATTGGCTCACCGGAACAGATTGTTGATGCTTTCGTGAAGGTTCATGCCGGTCATTATCCGAAACACCGCATCGCTGATATCCAGACTCTGAAGGCTGTCAACGCTCGCTGCTTTGCTGAAATGGCAGCGTCGGCTGCCAGCATAGTCCGGCATTGCTCAGAGGGTAACATTGCAGAGGTGATTGGTTCGTACTCGGTGAACGCGGCAGGACGGCTGCTGTTTAAACCGGGAGTCATTCCGATCGAAGATGTTATCCAGCTTGCCCGCCACCTGATTCTGCATGGAGTAATGGGCGACCAGCCACCGGAAGAATTCGAAGGCAAGAAGGGCGAATACAGCGATAAATTTGATGTCCGGTCATTCGTCTACACCGCTGTTGCTCACCTCGGCATGAGCGAATCAGACGCATGGAACATGACAATGACCAGCTTCCGCGCCGCCATGAATGCCAAGTTCCCGCAGAAGGAAAAAACAAAAGTGCCGACTCAGGAGAAATACGACGAAGTCATGGGCTGGGCCGAACAAATGCTGGCAATCGACGCGAAACGGAATGGGCCGCATTAATCACCTTCGGAGCAACACAACCAGCCTCGCAATTGCGGGGCTTTTTTACACCTGCAATAAAACCAACGCGCTTCACACGCGCACGTTATAATCCTAGAGCCTACAGAAAGCGAGCCTGAGAGTTAGTTGTACTCTGGGGCGGCTATCTCTGTGTGACAGGCTCACTTTCTATAGGTAAACCTCATGCACTATCCAACCGTATCTGTAAACGGCGTTTCTGTTCGTGTTGACGATGAAGGGCGCTACAGTCTTAACGATCTTCATGCCGCGGCAGTAGCCAACGGCGAAGCCACCGAGTCACAAAGACCCAGCGTCTTTCTCCGCAGCGCCCAGATCAAACGTTTCGTAAAAGCCCTCAAATCCAAAGCACTAAAAAGTGCTTCGGAACAAAATCAACCTCTTAGAGTAATAAAAGGCGGAGATCAAAGTGGTGCATGGGGCGTTGAACTCCTGGCCATTCGCTACGCGGCCTGGATTAAGCCTGAATTTGAAATTGAGGTATATGAGGTTTTCAGAACGGTCGTTCGCCTCGGCATTAATGCCATGTCCCGCCTGAACAAAATTGACCACGTTATTAATACCGAAACCAAAGCGATCAGCCAGTGCGCCAGCCAGATGGCCCGGTGGGGAGTTGGTGGGCGCAAAAAGCTACTCCACGCTGCGCGCGAAAGGGTTGCTGATGAAGTGCAGATGTATTTGCCTGGTATTGCGTGAGGAAAGTAGCCCACTCAGGTGGGCTTTTTGCATTTTGTGCTATCGACAAATCGTCATATCTATTCATATTACCTGAGGGGTAATTTCTTCAGTTGTGACCCTATCTTTACGCACCAACCGGCGTTTTAATCAAGCCAGTAGGTGCTCTTTAACAGTTAGGTGGGCTTTTTTATTTCTCGTCGTCCAGATACCCCATGCGACGACCAAGTATCGCAGCAAGCCTCCTGGCGTGCTCTTCCCCCTCACGCAGTATGTCTGCTGTGAACGGGTCTTTTTTCGCAAGATCACTGAGGAATTTCTCTTTATCTTCTGCTGTCGCTGCGGCATTAAATGCGGCTTGAGTTGAGTCGAAGTCTACTAAATCGCTTTCGGCAATCGCTCTATCGGTATCTATTGTTTCTTGGAGTATCTGCACGATCTCAGCATTCATTGAGCGTCCATTGGCTTTAGCTCTATCTGCAATTTTATTCTTTAGCGACTCCGGCATTCTTAGACCGAACGGTGCAATCAGACTTGCGCCTTTCATACGTGATTCCTCATGCAAAAAAACATAGCTACATAATGTAGTTAAAAAATAGTTGACGCGATAGCTACATGATGTAGTATTTAAATGACTTCATGATGTAACCAAGGAGACTAAATGGAAAACGCTAGAAACATCCCGCCAACAGGAATTAGATTTCCTGAATGGTTGAAGGATGCCCTTAAGTCAGCAGCAAGCAAAGAGTGCCGCTCACTTAATGGTGAGGTCATCAAGCGGCTTGAAAAAAGCCTAAGAGAGGAAGGATTGTTGAATGGGCAGTAAAAACGACGAAACCCCGAAGGCGGCAACCAACGAGGTTTCTAATTTGTCAGTAACTACCAAGGAACTAACAATGAATAGTTTAGCAAAAGCAAATGCAGATTTCACTATCTTCAAATTCGGTGAAAACAACATTCGTGTTATCGACCGCAACGGTGATCCGTGGTTTGTTGCTGTTGATGTCTGCAAGGCGCTGCAAATCGGGAATCCTACTAAAGCAATCAAGAACTTAGATGAAGATGAAAAAGCCCTAACTTCAATTCAGGGCTTAAGCCGAGGAAATGAAGAAGGTAATATTGTCAGTGAATCTGGCATGTACACATTGGTTCTTCGCTGCCGTGATGCTGTCAATAAAGGTTCAGTACCTCACCAGTTCCGTAAATGGGTAACTGCTGAAGTTCTGCCTTCGATCCGCAAACATGGCGAATACACTAAGGGTAAAAAAACCACAGTCAACGAACGCACACCGCTCCGTGACGCAGTGAACATGTTGGTAGGAAAGAAGGGACTCCGCTATGACGATGCATACACTATGGTTCATCAGCGCTTTAACATTGATAGTATTGATGAGCTTTCACTCGAACAAATCCCGATGGCCGTAGAGTACATTCATCGTGTGGTGCTTGAAGGTGAATTCCTTGGCAAACAGGAAGAACTACCTGCGCCGAAACTGGATATCAGTTTCCCGATGTCCTGGTTCGCAGAAAACGCGCCTTATGCAATTATTCGCCAGCAGAGCGGAGACACAGTGTCTCTTGACCGGAACGTTCTTGTCGATTGCAGCCCGGCTTATCGCTTGCTTGATACCCTGACAAAAGCCGGTTATGACGTTGAGGCGGCAAGGACTGAGATAAAAGCCCTGCGTACCATCATGGCGGAACAAAGCTGGGCGCTGAAAGAAATCGCCTCCTATACAGGATTGAGGGACAAGGCGTGTCATAGCGTCAGGCTGTAAACCAGATTCACATAATACAAACCCGCTTAACTGCGGGTTTTCCCGTTGCCATGGATAGATGAACAGTTTTTGAAGTCATGCCCGCGTGATAAATTTAAGGAAATACCATTTCGTGGTGAATCAGCGTGGAAGACGAAAAACAGCACCAAATGCAACTTCAACTGACCCTTCAGCGGCGGCTGGAGAAAGTTACTCCTGAGCTATTTTCTGAATATCTCTTCGAACGCGGCGTCAAAACAGTCATATGCCCAATTTGTGGGAGTGATGATATTTCTATACCTAACGCCAGTTCAATCACTGTGGGGCCTGATGGGTGCGAAAGCAGCATTTATGCCATCCCTGTCAAACTTGATACAGATGGACCAGCGTACTCTTTAGTGAAATATGAATATCGTTTGATTTGCAAGAACTGTGCTTACTCTATGCATTTTGCAACATGGCCAATACTGAAGTGGGTTGAACAGAAGTTATCAGAGTCAGGGGAAGACCAATGAACCCTAGAATGGATGATAATATTCATGTTGTCGATTTTCCGAAACACGGTGGCGGAGGTAGTGGCGGTGACGGAGGCGATATGTACACACGTGAGAGACTTGCAAGACTTGAAGCCACAGACGAACTGCGAGAGCGAAACATCCGAGGCATCGAATCTGAGCTGAAAAGCATCAACCAAAACCTTTCATCAATGGAAAAGCGGTTCATTGATAAGATCGACGACAACCAAAAATGGCTGGTTGGCCTTTTGGTATCGGCAATACTTGTCCCCTTGTTCATTGCCCTAGTCACTAAGTGACATGTAACTAGTTTTGTCGTCTCCCGATCCCTGCTACTCTTTTGGCACATTTACCAAAGGGGATAGGGATATGAAGAAGACACTTCTTTTAGGATTTTCGTTGATTTCTTTTTCGGTTTTGTCCGCATCATACCAGATACAGGTACCAACTGACTCGAAAGCAACTTACACAGTGCTGGACAAGGGTTCTCAAGGCCCACTCAGAACTATCACGACAAAAAGAGAAGGGTCATCTGGCGTTACATTTTCGCAGCGAATATATAATTGCGAAGCAAACGAAGTTAAATACTTAGGTTCTGGTGAGAGCCTGGAAGAGATGAAGAACTCTAAGGCCGACCCCAGTATGTCGCCAATAGTAAGCGACTCCATTGCTTACTACCTAGGTCGAGAGGCCTGCAAGTAATCCAAACCCGCTCCGGCGGGTTTTGTCGTTCCTGCTGACCTCGTCGTCAACAGATGGTAGGATTCATTTGATACCAAAAAACTGGAGAAGCTACATGGAACAAGACCAATTGCAGCGCTTGGCAGAGGAAGTTGCTGCTGCCTATTTACGCTATCTTAAACATAAAACTGGTGATGATAAAGTTACATATGATGGAGTCACGAAGCGTGTTGTATTTGAAGAGTTGGTGTTTGCTCTCGTTGGTGTGTCTCACTACAATGCTAAAAACTCACCAGAGCACCCAATTTTAAGCGATCCACATAAACATCTTTCTGAGATGATAAATATATTCACCAAGCCATACACGATTACTGATTTTGGTATTAGGGTTGTTGAGCATCTTAACGAGATATCCATCCATAAAGAGCGCGGGGCTGCGATGTGAACAAGTTACTGATCATATTGCTTGCCTGTGTTTTTTTATCAGGATGCGATAAGAAAAGTGATGATGTGTTATTAACTGAGGCGAAATCATCGGTAAAAAGAACTCTTGCAAAAGATTATAAGCAAGGTGAATGCCGAAGATGGCAGAGTATGAGCAGTAATAAAATAGCGCCTAAGGCAAGAATGATTGCTGTCTGTGATTCCAACTTCAACATAAACAATGGAGTTACATTTTCAGAAATGAAGGTTTACCGACACAAAAGAGGTAGCGCTGTATGTGGCATGGTTTCTGGGAAAACTGATATAAGTAAGATAGGGGCGAAATTTGTGTATGTCGATAGCAATGAATCACCTTTTATTAAAATGTCTAAGTACCCAGTGCAATTGTCTGGAAGTGAAACTTCAAGAAAAATTGTCGAACAACTAGTTGGCGTGTTTAACGATTCTTACGAGTCTTGGTGTAATTAAAGATGCATTGTAAATGACCGGCCATTGGCCGGTTTTTTTATGTCTGGAGAAAATATTATGGCTACAACGGTTGGTGAAATTGAAATAATCATAAAAGCAGAAACAGACCAGCTGTTGAAAGCAAATAAGCAAGTCGATCGCATTACCGACAACATGGAGTCTAGCTTTAAAAAGGCAGATAGGTCAGCCGAAAAGCTAAACACAACAGTAACGAAAACTGCTGGCGCGGTATCTGGTGGATTGAGATCTGGTATGCAACAGGCTGGTTATCAGATTCAGGACTTCATTGTACAGGTGCAGGGTGGACAGTCTGCGCTGGTAGCCTTTAGTCAGCAGGGATCTCAGCTTGCTGGGGCGTTTGGCCCAGGAGGTGCTGTTTTTGGTGCCGTTATTGCGCTAGTGTCTGTTTTGATTGGTTCTCTGTCCGCTGCGTTAGGATCAACAAAAGATGAGATGGAGCAGTTAAAGACAGCAGCGGAGACGCTCAACAAAGTAGTCGTTATTAACAGTCAAGGGGTGGCTGCGCTTTCTAATGACTATGCCAGACTGGCAGCGACTAACGCCACACTTGCTTCTCAGTTAAGAGATAACGCAATTCAACAGTATGAAATAGCGGTCAGGGACGCTGGCAAGGCAATAACAAATATAATTGATGAGCAATCATCTTGGTGGAGAAGTTTGAATGGCGGCGTCGCGAATGTTAAAGCATTTGGCGGTGCCATGGATCTAATGGAGATTAGCGCCAGTAATTTCAATGACGCCATTAAGCAAGCAACGTCACTAGGCCCAGCATTTAATTCCTCGACCATGACGTTGGTTAACACGGTTGCTATGCTGTCCAGTCAGTTTGATATTTCTGATGATGCAGCTTTTGGCTTGGGTAAAAGGCTAACTGAGCTTGCTAAAAATCCATCCCCACAAGCGGTAAGTTCTCTTGTTGATTACATGAGGGCTCTTAAGCCATCGACGCAGGATGGCGCAGACGCCATATCAAACCTTGAAAAAAGAATTCTCGATGCTGCTGCCGCAATGCAACAGGCACATGATAATGGCGAGGCACTAAAGAGAACGCTAAATGAGCTAAAAACAGAGGCGCAACAGGCTAATTTTGATGGAATTAGCAAGCAACTTGAGGCGCAGAGAATAGCTCTAACCAAAGGCAAGCAGGCGGCCATTGAATACGGGATTGAGCAACAAGACCTGACTCGCGAACAAAAAGATCAACTTATTGCGGCGTCAAGAATAAATGCTCAGCTGGAAGAAGAAAAAGAAAAACGAGATAAGGCAGCAAAAGCAAGCTCCAGACACTCATCATCTGTTGATGCGGCTAAACAAGCCCTAGAGAGACAAAGCAATGCACTGGCTCGCCTGAACACTGGGTATGCCGATGGTTCACTGGAACTGGCTCAGTATGATGCTGTAATGGCGTTAGGCAGCAAGGCGACCAATGAACAGATAGCTCAGGCCAAAGAGCAGGCAAAAGCCATATGGGAAGTGACAACGGCCATTAAGAACCGCGCTCAGGCCGAGCAAGCAAGGCGATTTACAGACCAGGAAATTGCGGCCAATAAAACAACTCCCGACGCCTTTACAGGAGACGCGCAAGACCCGGCAGCCAATATAAATCTTCAGGAACAGCGGAAACTAGATGCACTAGAACAGTATCAGCAGATGGGTGTGTTGAGCGCTCAGCAATACGAGGATGCCAAAACAGCGATTCAGCAACAAGCCGCAAATGAGCGCATTAATATAGCCAGAACGGAAGCCCAGAGGCAGGTTGATGTGGTTAACACCATGCTCAACGGAATTTCTCAGGGATTCGACGGGTTGGCTACTATTATTGCCAACAGCAAAGGCAAGAACAACACAGCATTTAAGGCTCTTTTCGCGATCAGTAAGGGGTTTGCCACTGCTCAGGCGGCTTTAAACCTTCAACTGGCGATTTCTAATGCGATGGCATCCGGACCGTTCCCGTGGAATATGGCTGCAATGGCCCAGGTCGCAGCCGCGGGCGGCTCACTGATATCAAGCATTGCTAGCGTTGGATATAGCGGCGGTCGCCGTTACGGCGGCACGGTATCAGCCGGCAATGCCTACCGCATCAACGAAGATGGACGCTCTGAAATCTTCCAGACCGCAGGTGGGCAGCAGGCATTCATCCCGAACCAGTCAGGGAAGATCATTCCTGCTGATAAGGCCGGAGGTGGTGGGTCGTTTAATCCTGTAATGAACCTGACGATAAATACTACGGGAGGAATTGGTGATGATGATATCGCAAGACTGCGAAAGGCATGGAACAACGACATGCTGAAAATGATGGTGGACCAAAGTACGAGACCGGGCGGGCTATTACAGGGCAGGAAAAAATAAGCGGCTAAAAGCCGCTTTATTATTCAGCCCTGACCACATCCTGTTTTGACTATATCTTCAATGATGTCGTTGACAGTCTCAGCTGCCGCTCGAAGTTCTTCCTTTGATGTTGAGTCGCTTTCAAGTTCATCAAAATTCATTGAGCGAGTTCCCGCAAGCCTCATAAGAGCTTGCTTTTGATCTTCGTTGAGCGTTGCGATTACGTAGCTGAGTACTGTTTTTACAGCCAGTCCATTTAGTAATTCATTAGAAGGTGCAGCCATGTTTTTAACCTCTTATTTTGATGGATAAACGACCGTAATTGTAACATGCAAAACAGTACAAAAATAAATCCATAAGGGCTTAAATATGCCAGAAACATTCACATGGACACCGCAGAAGGGCTATTCAGTTGAGCGAACGCCGAACGTAGCCGTCATTAAACTCGGTGACGGTTACGAACAGCGACAGGTGAAGGGTATCAACCCGTTAATGGATAAATACTCGCTCACCTTTCGCGGTGTCAGCGGAGCGTGCCGTAGTAACCCCGCGAAGGATGCTGAGGCATTTCTCAAGGCTCGAATGGCGGTAGAGGCGTTCTACTGGACGCCATCCGATACGGGAGTGCAGGCGCTTTTTGTCTGCCGCTCCTGGAATATGACAAAGACCGGGCCGCTGTTTGAACTGACGGCCACGTTTGAGCAGGTGCCACGATGATTTAATTGCTGCATGGAGCTGTAATTTGCAGGCCTTTCGCAAAGCAACCTGTGCTAAGTGAAAAAGAAAAGAAGCAACGTGAAATTGATGATGTTGAAAGGTGTTGCCGATTCGAGGCGGACGACTGGGATGCTCCAGAGTTTAAAGCGGTTTTGGGGCCGCATAACTGGCGAAGCTACATTACACCACAGCTCAAAGACGCATGGCCGTCATTCACTGACTGGCAAAAGAAAGTGATAGCTCATGCGTTGGATGATGCTGCATCACACGAAGAATGGGATTAACGATAAGCCACCTCTGGGTGGCTTTTTTTATGGGAGTTTGCCGTGCGCGACATACCAGCAAATTTAATTATTGAAAGCGTAGACGCCGGAGTAGGCGCATTCATCGATTTGTTCGAAGCTGACCTACAACCCTTTGGTGGCGACCTTATCCGGTTCCATTCCGGCACAAACGGCTATTACGGCAATGTTATCTGGAAAGGTAACCAGTACCAGGCGTACCCGATAGCAGTGGAAGGATTCGAGTCAAAGAACGAAGGCACATATGCCCGCCCGTCAATGGCGGTGGCGAACGTTACCGGCTTACTGACGGGTATCAACCATGACTTTGATGACATGCTGGGAGTCGTTATCACCCGGCGCCAGGTTCCTGTGAAATACCTGGACTCGGTGAATTTCCCGAACGGCAACCCTGATGCAGATCCGACGCAGGAAGCAGTTTCCCGCTACGTCGTTGAAGAAATGACGGAAGAGACGTTCGAGCAGGTGACCTATACGCTGGCGACACCGATTGACTGCGACAACGCCATTATCCCGGCTCGTACTATTCTCGCCGATGTGTGCCAGTGGCAGTATCGCGGCGTCGGATGCGGATATGACGGGCCGCCTGTTGCAGATGAGCGCGACAATACAACCACGGATCCGGCGAAAGACAAGTGCTCTCACCGTCGTAGCGGCTGCCGATTCCGTTATCCGCGACCGGAACCAATGCCAATCAGCAGCTTCCCTGGCTCTCAGAAGGTTTCCTGATGCAAGAATTACTCGATTATGCGGCATCATCGCAGGATGAAGTGTGCGGCTTAATCCTTGATGGCGATCGGCTGTTCCGCTGTCGGAACGCGCACCACGAACCGGGCAAGCATTTCCGCATCAGTGATGATGACTGGCTGGCAGCCGAGGAAGCAGGAGAGGTGACGGCGGTCTTTCACTCGCACCCGCAAAACTTACCGTTCCTGTCTGGCGCCGACCGCAAAGCGCAGGTTACCAGTGGTCTTCCGTGGTGGCTGGCGTGCGATGGCAGAATTCTGAAATTCAGGCCCGTTCCATTCCTGCTGGGGCGCAGGTTCGAACATGGCGTCATGGACTGCTACACCCTTTTCAGGGACGCATACCACCTGTGCGGCATTGACCTGCCTGATTTTGAGCGCACTAACGGATGGTGGTTGCGCGGTGAAAATCTCTATCTGAGCAACATGCCGCTCAATGGCTTCCGCCAGGTATCGCCGGGAGAGGCGCAACCAGGTGACGTCATTATCAGACAGCCATTCCCCGGCGCTGACCCTTGCCACGCAATGGTTCTCCTCGATGACAACATGGTGCTTCATCACGACCACGCAGGACACCTTAGCCGGAGAGAACCAATGCGCCCGGCATACGTTAAGCAGATGCATTCCATATGGAGACATGAACAGTGCTCATCTTTAAATTTGCGGGCAATTTACGCCGATTTTACCGCCAAATCTCTCTGAACGTAGACACGCCCGCTCAGGGACTGCGTCTGCTTCTTGCCCAGAATCACGAATTCAAAAAAGCATTCCTCAATACAAAACTTCGGCTCCGAATAGCGGGCGAGGATGTTGAGGCATCGGCTATGCAATGGCATCTGGATCGCCACCTGAAAGATGGTTCTGTAGTCCTGTTTGTGCCGGTAGTTGAAGGTGCTCTCACTGCCGCTGCTGCTGCATGGATTGCGGTTGCCGTCAGCGTGGCTTCAATTGCGTACTCGGTCTACATGTCCCGCAACATGAAAACTAAAACGTCAGCGGAAGCGGCTGAGACAAACACGCTAACGAATAACTCATTTACCAGTGCGGAAAACCGTGTCGGGCAAGGGCGCCCGGTGCCAATCCTCCTTGGGGAAATGGAAGTCGGCTCGAACGTCATTTCTCTCGGTATTGACACAAGTAACAACCAGGACTGGACAGAATCAATTAGCTAAGGTGGCACTATGTCTTCAGGCGGCGGTAAAGCATCGACCCCGAAACTCCTCGACGATAACCTCAAATCAAAACAATTTTACAGGGTACTCGATCTTATTTCGGAAGGTCCAATATACGGGCCGGTAGACCAGGAACACCTTTCTTCATTCAAACTGAACAAAACGTCTGTTACCGATGCAAACGGAAACGTCAGTGTGAATGGCGTCAGTGTGGCATGGCGGCCTGGCTCAGAGAGTCAGTTACCGATTAACGGCTTCTCTGCAATCGAAGCAACAACCATCGTTAATACGGAAGTCACCTACGATACACCTCTGGTACGCACTATTACGGATCAGGATGTAACCCGCGTTCGTTTTAACGTTGGTGTCACCGGACTGGTAGAGCAGGACACCAAAGGAAACCAGAAGAACACTTCAGTCACTCTGGTTCTGGAGACCAGATCTGGAGCGGGCGGGTTTGCAATAGTAAAGACCGTCACCATTACAGGCAAAATCTCAGGTGAATATCTTGAAGCACACCTGATTGACGCGCCGGAAACTAAACCGTTCGATATCCGTGTGCGTCGAATTACGCCGGACAGCACCAGTGATTTGCTGTCAAACGGCACCATCTGGAACAGCTACAGCGAGATCACCGACGATAACCTGAACTATCCGTTCTCCGCTATTGCGGGTGCGGTTATTGACCGTGACCAGTACACCGATACCCCTAGTCGCACATACCATCTTCGCGGCCTGATTGTGGACGTTCCTGACAACTACGATCCGATTGCCAGAACTTACTCGGGGTTGTGGACTGGCGGATTCAAAAAAGCGTGGACTAACAACCCGGCGTGGCTGTTCCGTGAACTGGCGAAGAATACGCGTTTTGGCCTGGCGAAACGTGCCGGTTATATCGATGTAGATGACGGTGCGTTGTACGTCCTCTCACAGTATTGCGATCAGCTTGTTAATGATGGCTACGGCGGGCAGGAACCAAGGATGACGCTGAATGCCTATATTACCGAGCAAGCGAGTGCGCGTGACATTCTCGACAAGATAGCGAGCATGTTTCGGGGTATAGCGCTGTGGGACGGGATGCGACTGTCTGTCATGCTGGACGCGCCACAGGATCCGATTGCGACAATCACGAATGCTAACGTGGTTGATGGCGAGTTCAAGCGTAGCTCCGTGAAGCGTTCAGAGAAATACAATGCCGTTGTTGTGTCCTGGACTGACCCGGATAACGGCTGGGAGCAGGTAAAAGAGTATGTTTCCGATGATGAGATGATTGCCCGCGGAAACTACAACGAAACCACTCTGGAGGCGTTCGGCTGTACCTCACGCGGTCAGGCATGGCGAGCCGGGAAATGGCTGCTGGAAACAGCAAAGCGTGAAAGCAGCAGACTGTCTTTCCAGATGGCGCGCGATGCTATCCACTTCACACCGGGTGACATCGTTGAAATCATGGATAACAACTATGCTGGTGCGCGTCTTGGTGGCCGCATTATGTCGCATGCTGGTAACAAAATTACCGTTGATGCGGTTGATTCGTCTCTGATATCAGAAGGCGACACCATGTCGATCATGGGCAGTGACGGGAGGTTCGTTAAGTATGAGATTGGCAGCATTGCCGGCAATATAGTGACGCTGAAAACGACTCCAGCATGGGTTCGTGACGGTACTGTGTTTGCCATCTCTACCAGTAACGTTTCTACCAGGCTATTCCGCATCCTGAGCGTTGCAGAGACGGATAACAATTCTGTCTACAGCATCACCGCATCGCAACATGATCCGAACAAACAGGCCATTGTTGATGAAGGTGCCGTGTTTGAAGTTCCCAACGATACGCTGAACGGTTACCGCGTACCGAACGTGGAGAACCTGCGCATCATCAACACCAACTCTGAGACTGTCCAGGTCACGGCTACATGGGAGACAGCAACTACCACCAAAAAGCTGGTGTTTGAGTTATACGTGTACGCCGATGACGGAAAAGTGGTTGCCCAGTACGAAACAGACCAGTTCCGCTACGAGTTCTTTGGTCTGAACGCTGGAAACTATACGCTTGGTGTTCGCGGTCGCAATGAAAACGGAATGAAAGGCGCTGAGACGCAAATCAGCATGGTCATCGGTGCACCACCTGCGCCATCCAGTGTTATCTGGACGCCTGGCCTGTTCTCTGCTGACCTGGTTCCTGTTATGCGCATTACGGCAACGACAGACACCTCGTTTGAATTCTGGTACTCCGGGCAAAATCAGATCGTCAATCCGGCAGAAATTGAAGACCAGGCGCAGTTCCTCGGGCGCTCTAACCAGTGGACGCTTCATGGTCTACAGGCAGATAAAACGTATTACGTTTATGTCCGTACCAGGAATGCTTTCGGGGTATCTGAATTCGTTGAGGCGTCCGGTCAGGCATCATCTGATATCCCGGGGATGATAGAAATCATTGATAAGCAGATCCGCGAATCAGATGCGTTTAAAAATGTTCAGGAAGGTGTCGACACTAACCTGGAAGGCATCATGTCGAATTCGCTGGCGAACCACGGAACTGTTGAACATCAGTTCCAGCAACTTGGCGAAGTTCGCGCCGACATTCTGGTTGTTAAGACCACTATTGCCGATGTCGATCAGGGGCTGGCTGATTTATCCACTTACGTTCAGGCTTCCATTGGCGATTTGAATAGTGATGTCAATTCTCTGACGTCTGCCGTTAACCAGAAGATGACCGCTGAGGTCAACAGTGATGGCACAGCTAAAGCCTCTTATACGCTGAACATGGGGATAGTGCGAAACGGTGTGAAATATAACACCGGTTTCGGCATGTCCATTGAGCCATCCGGCAGCACCTACAAATCGACGGTTGTTTTTGCTGCTGATCAGTTCGGTATTTATTCCGGTAACAATCCGGGTAACTGGCAGGCGGCTTTTTTCGTTTACAACGGCCAGGTGTTTATCCGTAGCGTACTTATTCAGGATGCTTCTATAGATTTCGCCAAAATAACGGACAGCCTTCAGTCTTCGAATTTTATCGCCGGAACGCGCGGCTGGCGTCTGTGGAAAAACGGTGACTGTGAGTTCCACGGAAAACTGTATGCGACCAGCGGTCAGTTTGCATTTAACGGTGCGAATAACACTGTGGTTGTGGATGGGAATGGTGTGACAGTAAACATTCCTGGCGGCGGGATGATCAGACTTGGGATATGGTGATTTATGCCTTCAGGATTACTGATTGATTTGAACGACGGCGGGCCGCGCATGGAGATTACAGCAGGGATGCGCTGCCCTTCCTACCTGCTGTCTGTTGCTGATGCGTGGGATGTTTCTCAGTCGATAACCATCCCCAGAACAGCGAGCAGCGATGTGTTTGTCGCACCGAAGAACACCGTGGATATGGAATACTACGGCCCCAATCTTATACCAACTATTATGATGCTGGATTCGTGTACCGTGTCGGGTAATACGCTGGTGCAAAATATCTGGTGGAGCGATAGTATCAGTCATGTGCAGAGAACATTTGCAGCCACTGTCTGGGAAATATTACCCGTCGCAACAGGAAGTGCGGGGTTGCTTATCAGCAACAGCACTGATTTCACCGCTATCACCAACAACACGAAAGCCGGGTTTTGTGTGTGGCGCGGCGATATTACGTTCACCGGTTCATGGACTACGCCCACAACGTCTATACCGCGATCGAATTATGTTGTTTTTGCGAAATGGAGTGCGGCAGGAGTCACGATTGAGTTTGACGGTAACGTTATCACGGCCTATCAGGAACGGGACGGTGATAATGTGGCTGCAACAGTCACCATGCGTGTTGCCATATTCGCAAGTGGTATCGGGCCAACACCCGGCACAGGTCTGAATATCATTAACGCACAAGGGCAGTGTGTGTTTTCAACGACAAGCAGACCGTTTGTCTACCTCGGGAATAAATACGCCCCATCGTGGAACGATACCGACATCGGTGACAACATGATCATGCTCGGCAGATACGGATTTCAGAGTATCAGAGCGGAAGGATGGTCTCGTCTGAAGTGGGTCGGGCTGGTCAGAAGCGGTAATGTTGTGCGATGTGCAAGAGGTCGTCAGGTGGCGGTCTGGGATCAGAATTACTCAGTTGTAAACCGACGTCTGACGGGAATAGATATTCCCTGCATCCCGGCCATTTATTAACCCGCTTCGGCGGGTTTTTTATTATCTGAAAGAGGTCATTATGTCCGCAGGAACATTAACCCTGACGAATAACTCTGCTACTGTAACTGGCAGCGGCACTGCTTTTTCAACTGAACTAGCAGCAGGTGATTTTATCGTTGTCACCGTCGGCGGGGTTCCTTATACGCTGCCTATCAAGACAGTAAACAGCAATACATCTCTGACGCTGGTCAGCAACTACACCGGGCCGACGCAATCAGGCGCCGCCTGGTTTGCTGTTCCCCGTGTGGCGCTGAATATGGTTACCGCCGCGCTGGTGGCCCAGAGCGCTGAAGCCCTGCGTGGGCTGAACTACGACAAGCAGAACTGGCAGCAGGTATTCAGTGTGAACGGAAATATCACCGTTACGCTGCCTGACGGTTCGCAATTCTCAGGGCCTTCGTGGCTGTATATGGTCAATACTGTAGCAACGAAAACCAATGGTGCTGTGCCCATTAATCAGGGAGGCACCGGCGCAACCGATGCCGAAGGTGCCCGAACAGGTCTTGGGCTGGGGACCAGTGCTACAAAAAATACAGGGACGTCGGGGAATGTCGTCCCTCTTCTTGATGCAGACGGCGTTACATTTGATAAAAGACTATCCATCGGCGGTGGAAATTACTCATCTCAACTGAGATTGATTTCAAACAGTGACGGCTACGGACAGATGGAAATTTATTCCCTCGGAGGCACTGTACGCTGTCGTCTGGCATACATCAACAGTAACGATTTGTACTATTACAAGTATGTCGGGGGAGCATATTCTTTTGGCGTTATGTTTCCGCAATCCGGGGGAACTCTGGCGTTAACAGGAACTTCTGATATTCATTTCAAAGACGATGTAAAAGACATGGACCCGGTAGTCTCTCTGGATAATATCAACAGGATGAGACCCGTCAGTTTTGTTTTTAAAGCAGACAAAAACAGAAATGTACGTCGTGGGGTTATCGCTCAGGAAATTATGGAGATCGACCCGCAGTATGTTCATCTGAATATTGACAGAAATCCAGATACGCAGGAAGACACTGAGCGCTACAGTCTTGATAATAACGCTCTTCTTCTTGATGCACTGCTTGCTATACAAGCCCTTTCGAAAAAGGTTGAGGCAATGGAGTTGGTTTTGAAAAAAGACATTTCAACGAAGGACATAACGCAATCTTGTTCCTGAGAAGTTGCCGCACCAGAGCGTATGCAAGACCCTGATGCGGCCAGCTGGCGATCGTTCGATAGTGCGAGTATTGAATGATTGCCAGTCGCTGGCGAGTTTACAACGACGCATGGATCGGTTCGTTTGATGGTTGTCCGGTGATGTGGTAGGCACTATTCCACCTTTTCATCTAACCAGTCAGCCCACCATTGCATCATCTCCCGGCGCGTGTCGAGATAAGCCGCGTGATTGTACACCGACCGAGTACCACCGCTAACGTGCGCCAGTTGCATTTCTATCGCGTCTCTGTTCCAGTGCTTCTCGTTGAGAACGGTACTGAACTGGTGACGAAATCCATGCCCACTTGCCTGGCCTTCATATCCAATATTGCGGATCACGCCTAACACTGCGTTTTCGCTGATCGGTTTCTTCCTGTCGCTGCGTCCAGGGAAACACAATTCATACTGGCCGGTTATCTGTTGCAGAAACCTGAACAACTCCATGACCTGATCTGACATCGGGACAACATGCAACTTTCTCCCTTTCATGACGGAAGGGTCAACGCTGATTAACCTGTTTTCATAGTCAATTCCCGTCCATACCAACGATCGAAGCTCAACTGTACGCATGGCTGTATAGTGAAGAATCTGCGTTGCTATCTTAGAGATAACCCATCCACCGTAACCGTTAAGAGCCTTCTGGAACTCGTGTATGCGGTGCATGGGAAGGAATGGGTAGTTTTTCTTCCTGTATCCTCGCATGGCTCCTGCCAGGTCTCTGGATGGATTGTATTTAGCCCTGCCAGTTACGATCGCATAACTGAACACTTCCCCGCATCTTCGTCTCGCCTTATCAGCGCGCTCCATTGCGCCTCTGTCTTCGAACAGCCTGATGACCTTCAGTAGTACCATCGGCTCAACTTCTTCCATTTTCAGATGACCGATGACTGGCAGTATGTCGTCGGTGAACATGCTCATCATCTCGTCAGCATATCCCTTCGACCACACCTTTGATTTGTGCGCATGCCACTCACGGAAGATATCTTCGAACGAATCTGCCGCTGCTTCCTTCTCTTTCTTCTTTATGGCCTGCTTCTGCTCTGCCGGGTCCACACCTGCCAGCAACTTCATTTTTGCTTCTGACTGTTTTGCCCGTGCTTCAGTGAGTGAAATTTCAGGATAGGGGCCAATGACCAGCGTCTTTTCCTTGCCATCGAACCGGTAACGCAT